GGCCCGGCCCGGCCGGTACCCGGGAGCCCAGGCGGCCCCAGTCGGCCACCTCGGCTTTCCCGGTCATGCGCGCCTGCCCCGCCCCGCTCCCCCTGTTCTCGAAGTGACCAGCCCCGACCGCAACCCGACCGCCAGGAGAATCCCCCTCATGCCCATCCCCGACCCCGGCAACGCCGCGACCGCCTCCGGCAACACCAACGGCCACGACCGGGCCGCCGCCGACGCCAAGGCGAACGCGGAGCGCGGCCGACGCGTCATGGCCCTGGCCGTCTCGCTCATCACCGGCCTCGTGCTCCTGCCGTCCGCCCTGTTGACACTGCTAACGGGCAACTGGCTGCAGCTGCTCAGCGGCATGTTCGGCTGGCTGGCCCTGTGCGTCATCGCCTCCGGCGTGGTCACGTACCGCTACGGTCCACGTCGCTAGCCTCCGCAACCCCACCCGACAACCCGACCGAAACCAGGAGTTACCCCGTGACCAACCAGCACCACCAGGGCGTCGAGGCACGCCCGATCATCGTCCGCCAGACCAGCGGCATGGCCATCGCCGCCATGGTCCTGGGCATCGTCGGCTTCAGCCTGCTGGCCGTGATCTTCGGCCACGTCGCCCTGGGTGACGTCAAGCGCAACCGCAAGGACGGGCGCGGCATGGCCATCGCCGGGCTCGTCCTCGGCTACCTGGGCGTGATCTTCTGGGTGATCCTGATCGTCGCCATGGTCGCGACCGTCAACGAGCTGCCCGACAGCTACCCGGACCTCACCGACTACTGCGCGACCTACCCGGAGGACTGCTGACCATGAGCGGCTGCGTGTTCGAGTACCTGGTAGCCGGTGACGGCACGGTCGTGGCCTGGGGCAAAGAGGACGACCCGCCGAGCCGCGAGATGTGCTGGGGCGCCTCCGCGTGGACGGCCGACCCCCGCGAGGACGGCGCCGAGCACATCGACCGCCTGGCCGCCGACACCACCTACCGCGACATGCGACAAGCGGTCGGCGAGTACCTCGCCCAGCACGCCCAGCCCAGCGGTCAGGAGTGAGGACGCGATGCCCTCGCGTAACCCGACGCCAGAGTGGTGCCAGACGAGCATCTTCCCCTCGTGGGCCAACAGGCGAGGGCCGTGCGGCAGTGCCATCGACACCGCCACTGGCCGCTGCTGGCAGTACGGCCACCCCCGACCGCCCGAGGAGGCGACCGTGACCGACACGACCGTGACCGACACGACCGGACCCAGCGACCCCGGCGCGCAGGACGAGTGCGCCACCTGCGGTCACCGCCGCTGGCGCCACAAGGAGGTGGACGGCCAGCAGGTGTGCACCGAGTACGCGAACTGCGCCTGCAGCGGCCACTTCGTCGAGCTGTCCTACGGCACCCGCATGGCACGGTTCGTCGAGGCCGCCCAGAAGCTGGCGAACGCCATCAACGCCACCCGCAACGCCCTCGGTGACGCCATGCACGCCACCGGCGAGCTGTACGTCGCCATGGAGGCGGCCGGACTCCTCCCCCCGGACAGCGACACCCCGCCCACCGGCAAGCTCGCCGAGGCGTTCGACATCCCCCGCGAGTTCCTGCCCGGCACCCCCGGCGTGCAGCACTGGTCGGCCTTCAGCCCCGCGCAGCAGATGCCGACGCCCGGAACCGGCCAGCGCGTCCGATCGCAGGACGACCTTACCGGCCCGGTGCCCGACGCCACCGAGGTCATCCCCGCTGTGCAGGACCCGAGCCCGTCCGCGCTCCCCGCGCCCGGTGACCGCGCCACCCTGTGGTCCTGGGACGCCAGGAACCGCGCCTGGGTCGAGATCGACTCCGGCACGTTCGAAGCCATGGGGCAGGCCCGCTACCGTCGGTACGTGGCAGGCTCCCGGCACGACATCCCCGATGCCGCCTGGCTGGTCCTGGCCGCCGGGCAGAAGCCCGGCGGCGACCCCGACAGCCTCGGTGTGGCGACCACCTGAAGACGACGTCCCCACCCGGGGGCGCGAGGAAATGGAGCAATCACCTTGAGAAAGATCATCCTGGGGTTGGTGATCGTGCTGACCGGCCTGCTGGCAGCACCCACCACGGCGCCCGCCATCGTCAACGGCAGCGACGCCGCCACCAACCCGGGCGCCGTGTCCCTGTGGACCGACAACCCCAACCGCAACCGGTGCACCGGCACCCTGATCGACGACAAGCAGGGCCACCCCAACAAAACCCGCTGGGTCTTCACCGCCGCCCACTGCGTCTACTCCTTCACCGCCCCCGGCGCCGGTGACACCACCGCCCGCATCGGCGGCACCGACAACACCACCGGCAACGGCGAGTACGCGGAGATCAAGGTGGTGCCAGGACAGTTCTGGTACAACCCCGCGTTCGACCCGAACACCCTCGCCTACGACGGCATGCTGATGCTCCTGGAGAACGAGACCCCGCTGACCGCCCCAGACGGCGACCCAGTGCAGGTCATGAAGTGGGAGAAGCCATCCCTGCCCCTCGGAGCCGTCACCCAGGCCTACGGCTACGGCTGGGTGTGCGACGGCCCGCCCGGACAGACCTGCAGCAGCTGGTACCAAGGCCCACTGCAGACCATGGTCGCCAAGACCGTCAACGACCCCAGCTGTTACGCCATCGTCGCCAGCCAGGTGTGCTTCAGCCACATCACCAACAGCAAGACCATGGGCTGCCTCGGCGACAGCGGCGCCCCACTCAAATCCCCCGACTTCGACGGCAGCCCCATCCTGCGGCTCTCCGTCATCGGCGACGGCGACCAGAACTACGACAGCTGCACCGAAGGCCTCGACGGCGCCCCCGGACGCGGAGTCGCACTCGACATCGGCCAACCCGACATCCAGCAGTGGATGAACAACGTCCTGGCAGGAACCGCCCGCCAGCACCGAACCAGCCTCCCACCAGCCACCCCCCGAATCCTCCAGATGACCAGCTGACCCAGGAGGGCCCATGAACGCCTGCCCGCACTGCCACACCGGCCAACACCCCCGCACCGGAAACCACCTCGTGCTCACGCGCAGGTGCCCCGCATGGTGGCGGCCCGGACGACGCGGGCCAGGCGCGCAACCCCACCCCGAGCAGGTCAACCGGCCTGCGTGAACCCCACGCACTGAACCCCCGTGCCCCACACCGGCGCGGGGGTTCAGGCCGTAGGATGATCCCCAGACGCACCCGGCCCGACCAGGAGGAAGCCATGCCACCCAGGAAGACACCGGCAAGCCGGACGCCAGCGGCGAAGAAGGCCACGGCCGCGAAGGGTGGCGACGAGCCCAGCCGCTTCGCCGCTGGCACGGGCCCGCTCGCCGAGAGCATCCGGCTTGCCGGACGTCAGGGCGGGAAGACCGCCGCCGCAGCCCAGGCGCAGGGTCTCAGCCTGCAGCGCATTGACCAGGAGGGCGCTCCCGTGGGGGAGCCGGTACGCCAGCCGGGCGTCGCTCACCTGGAGTTCAAGCCGGACGACTCGGGGATCGAACTGGAGTTCGACCGGGCGTTCGAGCAGGCGGCCGACCCGGGCGCCGAGGCGGTGGCGCGGCAGGAGGGTGCCGAGAATCCGCAGGTCGCACCCGTACCCGCCGGTAACATGGAGTTCGAGACCAGCGACCCCGCCACCGTCGCCACGGTGCGAGAGCTGACCCGCATCCCCATCCCTACCGCCGTCATCGCCCAGTGGTTCCCCGCCTACTTCCGGCCCGAACCCGGCGCCACCCCATGGAACACGTGCAAGGTGTTCCTCACGCCCCAGGGCCTCTACGTGTACCGCACCGCCCCCGCCGAGCCGGAGACGTTCACCACCGGCGCCACCCCCGCCTGGTATGCGGGGGTGGACTTCGCGAAGACCAAGGAACCGGTCACTGGATACGCTGCCATGAACGCCGGTATCCCGATCTTCACGAGCGCTGGCCAGGTCAACGTCCAGCCCTACGGCGGGTGCGGGTGCTCCGCGCGCAAGCTGAAGAACTGGACACCGGCCTGGACCCGTAACCGCATCTCGTGGGCGGACGCCGTCAAGCTGGCCGACACCACGGCAGGGAGGTGACCATGGACCTGGGATGGATTGAAACCGCATCCGGCCTGATCGTCACCATGCTGGCCGCGTTCCGGATCACCCGGTCCATCGTCGCCGACGCGTTCCCCCTCGGCGTGGCGCGAGCGCGGTTCGTCGCCTGGGCCAACGAGCGGTGGCCCGCCGGGCTCGCCGTGGCCCGCCAGAACGAGACAGTGCGCGAGGCCTCCGGCTTCGAGTTTCCACGAGGAGTGACCGCTGGCGAGCAGCGCGAGTTCGACGCATACGAAGGCATGGCACCCCTGGCCTACCTCGCCACCTGCTACTGGTGCACCGGCCTCTACGTGTCCGTCGCCTGCGCGCTCCTCGCCAGCACCGGCACCTGGTGGATGTGGGCCGCCACGCCGCTGGCCATCTCCGCCGTGGTCGGACTCCTCGGCACCCGCGACTGACCCGGAGGACTGAATGAGCAGCAGGTGGGGCGCCCTCGCCGAAACCCTCGACGACGCCCAGCGCGCCGCCGTCCACCGTGCCGCGCAAGGCCGTGAGGACAGCGTGGACCCCGGCGCCATCGCACGCCTGCGCCAGTCCTTCGAACGCGTCGAGTACGCACGCAGCGCCCCCTCGGTACTGCGCGCATCCGGCGTCAAAATCGGCAAGATGTCCGCACAGCAGCTGCGCATCGCGGCAGGCAACCGCCAGCCATGGCAGGCACTCGCGTGGCGCTACCGCGACATGATCGCCGAACTCCGGTACGCCCTCCAGTTCCGGGCACGAGCCATCTCCCGCGTCCGCTTCTACGTCGCCGAGATCATCGACGACGACGACGAGCCGATCCCCGTGTCGCTGCGCAACGACGACGACCCAGAGAAGGCCAAGCGCGTCACCCTGCCCGAGGACTTCTGCGCCGCCGCCGAAGCCGAACTGGCGCGCCTCCCCCTCGGGGCGGGCTACGAGTTCCTCGGCGTCTGGTCGGAGAACTACGACGTCGCGGGCGACTGCTGGCTGCACGGCTTCACCAACCCGCTCACCGGACAGGAGGAGTGGAAGATCCGGTCAGTCGAGGCCGTCGACATCCAAGGCAACAGCATCACGATCAAGAACGAGCTGGGCCAGCCCCGCAAGCTCAACCTCGACAAGGAAGAGATCCACCGCCTGTGGGTGCCCCACCCGGCCTACCCGCACCTCGGCGACTCCGCCCTGAACGCCCTCGGCGACGTCCTCGAAGACATCTGCCTGGTCGGCCGCGAACTCCGGGCCGTGTCCCGCTCCCGCATCATGCAGAACGGCGCCCTGTTCGTCCCCGACAGCATGGCCACCAGTCGCAACATGAGGGAAGAGGACGACACCCCCGAAGGGCGCCGCAAGCAGTGGATGGCCGACTTCGAGGCCGCGCTGCTCGCACCCATCGCCAACGAGGGCGACGCTGGCGGCGTCGTCCCCATGGTCATCACCGGCACCGCCGACGACATCAAAGCCGTCCGCTTCGAGCGCTTCGAACGCGAAGAGTCCCCCCTGCTGCTCGAAAAGCTGGCGAAGTCCCTCGGGCGCATGGCCAACGGCCTCGACATCCCGCCGGAGATCCTCACCGGCATGGCCGACGCCAACCACTGGACCGCCTGGCAGATCGACCACAGTACGTTCCGCCACCACCTGGAGCCCTCGATTCGGCTCATGGTCGACAGCCTCACCGGCTCGTTCCTGCGGACCGCGCTGGCCACCCAGTACCCGCCGGAACTGCTGGCGCGCGTCCGCATCTGGTATGACGCCGGGCAGATCACCGAGAACCCCAACCGCCGCCAGGATGCCCTCGACGCCCTCGACCGCATCCTGATCGGCCCGGCCGCCGGACGCGAAGCCCTCGGCTTCAACGACGGCGACGCCCCCACCGCCGAAGAGGCCCTGCAGCTGATCGCCGCCAAGAACGGCGTAGACCAGGCCACGGCCGCCGCGATCCTCGCCTGGCACGCCGAGCAGGAAGGCGTCGCCGACCTACCCGTGTTCCCGTCCTCGACCAGCCGACCGCACGGACGACAGGGCGAGATCGGCACCCGCGCCGGAGAGGGCAACGGCGACAGCAGCGCACCCGGCGGCACCGGCGCCCCCGCCACCGCGCCCGACGGGATCGCCGCCTCCGCGCACCCGTGGCCCAACACCTGCGCGTGCGGTTCGTACGCCGACGCGACCGGCCAGTGCGTGTCATCCCCGCGCGTGCACGCCGCCCTGCTCGGACTGCCGCAGGACGAACCCCTACAGCTGGCCGCCGCCGACGTCCGCCCGCTCGTGGGCACCCCCGACCAGGTCGACCGGTTCGTGACCGGGCAGCGCCATGGCGTCACCTACCTGCCGAACTACACCCTCGACGCGACGGCGGCCCGCGACCTCGGCGACATCGACACCGCGCTACGCGACCAGATCCTGGCCGCCGCCGACCAGGCCGCCAAAGAGGCGCTGCGCCGCGCCGGGTCCCGCCTGCGCTCCAAGGCCACCAGCCCCAAGCTGGCCAACGAGGTCCGAGCCCAGCTGCAGACGCTGCCCGTGGATCGGTGGGCGGCCGCCCTCGGGCCTGACCAGTGTCTGGCGCTCAACGCGGGGCAGCGCTTCCTGCTTGCGGGCGCCTGGGAGGGCCTGTCCGGCAAGTTCGCCACCCTCGTGCGCGACGCCGCCCGCAAGGTCGCCCGGCGCGTACAGCGCATGCTTGGCCTGTCCGATGACAGCCTGGAGGCGCAGGTCATCACCCGCCAGATGGCCGCCGAAATGGAGGCCCGCATTGACCCCGCGTGGGCGCGCCTGCAGGACTCCCTTGACGCCCACCTGGAGCAGGTCATGTTCCGCACCGGCGACGGCGTCGACGTGCCCGGCGAGGTCCCAGACTTCGACATCCCGCCCAGGCTCGTGCGCGACGCCCTCGCCGAGATCGGCGGCGACCAGACCGCCGAAGGGCTCCCCGTTACCGGCCTCGGCAACGGCTCCACCGTGCGCGGCACCCTGAGCGACCGGGGCGCGGTCCACGTCGGCATGGAGTGGCGCTACGGCTACATGCCGCGCAACACGTTCCACCCGCACGAGAACCTCGACGGGCAGCGCTTCACCAGCTGGTCCGACGACGTGCTGGCAGTCCAGCCGGGCGACGAGTGGATCGGCTCCCCCTGGTATCACCCCGGCGACCACGCCGGATGCCTGTGCTCGTGGTTCACGGTGTACGCGCTCCCCGACGGCGGCGCCTCCGCCATGTCCCTCACGGCCACCCCGCCCACCAGCGACACCGTCACCGCGCTGCGCGAGGACTTCCTGCACGGCAAGCCCGGCACGCCCAACTACCCGCACAAGATGCGGCCCGCCACCCGCAAGCGCCTCGAACAGGAGCAGGCCGACAAAAAGGCCAAGGGCTCCACCACCGGGGCCGGGCCCGCGAAGAAGACCCGCGCCAAGCCAGCCAAGCGGGAAACGAAGGACGCCCCCGCCAGCGGGCGCGACGCCCTCAAAGCCGCCCCCCTGGGCATGGCCAGCCCCGAGCTGCGCGTCAACGGCGACCCCGGCATCGACAGCGAAGTCGACATCCTCCGTATGTACAAGGGCCCCGGCTACGAACACACCAACCGCTACCTGCGCACCGGCTCCGGCAGCGACTTCAACCGCGAGACCGTGGCCAAGATGGACAGCGCCCTGGACAAGTCCAAGCTGACGTCCGACATCGTCACCCACCGGGGCATCAAAGACCCCCGAGCCATGTTCGGCGACCGCGTCGACGGCGACCTGACCGGCCTGGAGTGGCGCGATGACGCCTTCCTGTCCACCACCGCTGACGAGCGCATCGCCCAGCGGTTCGCGGAGCACCGGCCCTCAGCGGACGGCGGCATGGTGCTCGACATCCGGGTACCGGCTGGTGCGCCGATGGTGCGCCTCTCCCAGTTCGCGCCCGACGACGAGGTACTGACCGACGCGTCACAGGAAGCCGAGCTACTGGGCGGGCGCGGGTGGACGTTGCGGATCGTGGGCGACAGCGGCCCCGACGGACGGCGCCCACGACGTGTGACAGCGGAGGTGACCAACCATGCCCGATAAGGCCGCGACCCCCGAACCGGTTCGCGAGGAGCCCATCGACGAACGGTGGCCGACGGACGAGACGACGCCGGTCGTCGTCCTGGAGGAGCCAGACACCGAGGAAGGCGAGACAGCGTGACCCCCGACCAGTACAGCCACGGCCACCCGATCAAGTCGGTGGACACGCCACCGAGTCAACCGGCGGGGCAGCCAGGCTACGGGCCCACCCCGACCGCCCAGGGCGTGCGCGGCTACCGCGACCTCCCGGCCGACGACGTGAAGCTGATCAACGCCGTGAAAGAGCTGCAGGAGAACGTGGCCGACGTGTGGGCCGCCATCGTCCTGCGCGACGGCACCGACCAGCGGTGGGCCAACATCGCCAAGACCCACCTCGAAGAGGGCATCTCCGCGCTCGTGCGTTCGATCGCCAAGCCGGACGACCCGTTCCGCTCCGCGCTGCAGCGCCTGCAGGCCGACGCCGACCAGCGGGCCCGCGACGCGGTGGCCCGCGACCTGGCGCGCACCGAGGGAACCGAGGCCGCCGTGCGTATCGGTGAGAACATCCTGGCCCAAGAGCAGAGGGAGCCCAAGCCGTGACCGCATCCATCGTCGAGTCGGACGCCACGGCCGCCGCCAGCGACGTGCCCGAGGGCGCCGTGCCCGTTGTGCTGCCCGTGATGGTGATCGAGGGCCTGGAGACCTCCGACCGTCGCTATATCGAGCCTGGCAGTGTCGAAGTACGCGACCTCCCCTTCCCGATGTACGCGGCCACTCGGTCTACGCATGGCGACACTGGCGACGCCGCCACCTGGCACGTCGGAGCGATCACCAGCGCCGAGCGCATCCCCGGGCCGGAGGCTCAGCTATATGACGGCAGCACGCTGCCCGAAGGCACCTTCGCCTGGGTCGGACGCGGCTGGATATACAAGGACGTCCCGGCCCCTCCCGCCAAGAGCGCGTTCCAGCTGGTCAAAGACGGCGCCCTGCGCGGCAACTCCGTCGACATGACCGAAGTGGTGGCCGAATTCCAGGGCCCCAACGGGGAGCTGGCCGACCAGGCCGACTATGCCCGGATCTCCATGCAGCGGTCCGTCATCGCCGCCACCACGCTCGTTGGCATCCCCGCGTTCTCCGGCGCCTACATCACCCTCGACGGCGTCGACATCGGCGCGACCCGCGAGGAGCACGAGCTGGTCGCGTCGGCCGCCACGCCGATGTTCCTGTCCGCCGAACTCGGCGACCTCTGCCACGGCTGTCAGGTGCAGGAGCACTTCGCTATCGAGGGGCTGCACTTCCCGGGCGGCGCGGGCAGCGACGTCGAGCGGCAGTCCTTCGACTTCGAGGAGGCCTATCCGGCTGGCGGGCCCGTCGAACAGGACTTCTCCACCTCCGGCATGGTCGCGCTCGTTCCGGCGAACCCGCAGATGTTGGTGGTGCCCGGCGGCGACACCGCTGACGAGCTGCACCTGACGCTGGCGTACCTCGGCGACCAGGTCGACACGTGGGAGCCGGACATGGTGGCCGCCGTCCACCGGGCCGCTCTCACGCTCACCGACCAGAAGGCCATGCTCGAAGTCGAGCGGGCCCGCATAGCCGCGACCGGAGGCGACCCATCCGAGGTGCGCGGCGGCAAGATCTCCCGCAGCAAGCCGCAGGAGGGGCCACTGGAGGCGGGCATCTTCGCCCACGCCATCTTCAACCCGAACGGCGACAACGGCCACGACCCGGCCACGGTGTACCTGCTCGACGGCAAGGGCGACCGCGAAGCCATCGAATGGCTCCGCAACGACGTCGTGCACGCCGTCCGCAACGCCGTCGGCGACGTCAACTTCCCCCTGCAGCACGAGCCGTTCGTCCCGCACGTGACCGCCGGATACGGCCTCGACCCCCGGCAGGTCACCTACACCGGGCCGGTCGTGTTCGACCGCATCCGGGTGGCCATCGGTGACGACGTCACCGACTACCCACTGGGCGGCGGCGGCGCGGTGCTGGTCGCCTCGGCGGCCGACCTGCCGCCCGTCGAGTGGTTCGAGGATCCGCGCCTGGACGGGCCCACGCCGTTCACGGTCACCGACGACGGCCGCGTGTTCGGGCACATGGCCCTGTGGGGCACCTGCCACACGGCGTTCGCGGACCGCTGCACCACCCCGCCACGGTCGGCCACCAACTACGCCGAGTTCCGGGTGCACGGGGCGCGGGCACGGGACGCGGACGGCAACGGCGTCACCGTGCCGGTCGGCTACGCCAGCGTCTCCCGGGCGCCCGGGAGTGGAGGGCACGCCGCGATCCGGAAGGGCATGTCGATCGCCGAGGTGGCGGCCCACTACGACAACACGTGCACGGCGGCCGCCGAAATCGCGGTCGGCGAAGACGCCTTCGGCATCTGGGTGGCCGGTCGGGTCATGCCGCACCTCGACGACGACACCGCCTACAAGATCAAGGGCGCCGCGCTGTCCGGAGACTGGCGCAAGCGGGGCGGCAACCTCGAACTCGTGGCCGCCCTCGCGGTCAACAGCCCCGGATTCCCGGTCCCGTTCCGGGCACTCGTGGCGTCCGGGGAGCCGCTGGCACTCGTGGCCGCCGGAACCCTGGCCGCCAGCCCGCCCCCACCGGAGGAGCCTGTGACGGACCGACTGACAGCCCTGTACGGCATGATGCAGGGCGTGGCCGCCGACCAGCTGGTCACGCTCACCGACGACGCCCCCACTTACGCGGCCATGCAGTCAGCCCACGAGGTGGACATGCTGCTGGCGTTCAACGCCGACCATCCGTGGCTGGGAGGCGAGTTCGCCGACGAGTGGGCGGAGGTGTTCGCGGCCACCAATGACGACGCGTTCGCGAAGAAGGCGAACTGGGTCACCAAGGCCGGTGGCCTGCCGAAGTACATCAAGCGCATCGCGAAGCACCTGCAGGAGAAGGGCATGGACCAGTCGCGGGCCATCGCGACGGCCGTGAACGCGGCGAAGAAGATGTGCAGCACCGGAGACACGAACTGGCCAGGTAGCCAGCAGGTCAACGCGGGCAGTCGAGCGGAGGCGTGCGCGGCCGTGGCGTCCTGGGAGGAGAAGAAGGCCAAGAGCTGAAGGGAGTCCGCGTGGAGTGGGGCACGGTATTCGGAGGCATGGCGGCTTTCGCGGGCCTGCTGACCGCGAGCGTCACTGCGGCGGCCACGTTCAAGGTGTTGCTTCCCGTCAAGCGGGACGCCAAGGCTATCCACACGATCGTGAACCAGGACCGGACTGACCGGCTGCGCTTTCAGGCGGTGCTGATTCAGGCCCTGGAGGACAACGGGATCGCGGTCCCGGAGGACCAGAGCAAGGTTGATACCGAATGAGGAGGGTCTGTGGACACGCTCAAGGTGATCATGGTGCCGTTGGCGGTGCTGCTGCTCGGACTCGCGGTGGTCCTGCCACCGGCCCCGAACGCCCGCTTCACCAGAGTGCGGTGGGTACTCGCCGGGGCGGCCACCGTGCTGGCGGCGATCGCGCTGTTCGTGGCGGCCGATAGCGTGTCGTGACATGCGTGGGCCCGTCCGGTGCACCCAAACGTCTCGTTTGTCCGGACGGGCCCGCATTCCGATCACCTCACCTTCGGGTCACGTGCCGCCGCACAGTGGGCCGATGGCCTCGGCGCACTTCTCGCGGTCGTGGGTGTGCAGCGGGGTCGTGCACTTGAGCTGCCCTTCGTTGGGCCCCTTCTGGTAGTAGCAGGCCCGATCCAGGTGCTCCGTGTGCTCGGTCTTGTTGCACGCCGGGTAGTGCACCTGGTAGCAGCCGCTGGCGTGCTGGTCGGTACTGGTGCGCGGGCAGCGCGGCTTCGACTTGCTCACTCGTCACCCGCGTCCGCTGGCGGCTGCGCGGCGTCGACGTCCAGCGCGTCCTCCAGTTCCTTGGCCGCGATCACGGCCAGGATCTCCTCGTCGGTCGGCTTGTCGGCCACAGGGCTACTCCTTCTCCCGCTGCTTGCGCAGCAACTCGGCTTCCCGCTGGCGCTGCGCCTGCAGCGCCTGGACTTCCTCGCCGGACCAGTCCCGGGTGGTGTCCTGGGATTGGTCCGGCTTCTCGTCGCTCACAGGCCCTTGCGCACGTAGTGCACACAGGTGCTGTCGAAACACTGATTCTGGGTGTTGGCGACGTGCCCGTTGGGGCACTTCGAGTTCTTGACCGCCCCGACGCCGCCCGGGGGACGACCTGGGCGGCCGTGTTCCTCGGGCGGCTTCTTCTTTGTCACCGTCTAGCGCTCCTCTCGGGTGATTGCCGTGAACCCCTCGCCGTCTGGCGCCACGCCCACGACCTCCTGCAGGAGGCGCTCGACGTCACGCAGGGCCGTGTTGTAGCCCCGGTCCCAGTCGACGGTGATGTCCCGCTCCCGGCCCTCCTGGCCCGCCGGGCGGATGGACCGCAGGGAGCGCGAGAACCGGCGGACGGCCGCGTGCTGCAGCCGCAGTATCTCCAGGGCCTCGTCCCGGCTCATGCAGGTGACGGTCTCGTCGCCGTTCGCGTACGTGGCGTACCACGTCGAGACGATGCCGCTGACCGGGTTGGGGCTCCACGTGATGAGGCCGACCTGGTAAGTGCCGTCGTAGACCTCGGCGACGCCCTTGCCGATCTCGTTCATGGTGAGGCTGATCGTGCTGGTCATGGTGCTGGTCCTTCCGGGAGGGGTTGTTCCTGCTGAGACAAGACTACCCCCCGTTGACCGTGGGTGTCAACAGGGGGTAGCGCTCTACTACCGGGCGCTGGTGCGCGACTTCAGGACGGAGCCGGGGCACCGGGCGTCAACCTCGGGGAACTCCTGCTTGCAGAGCCAGTCGTGGGCCCGGTGGCTCGGGTTCCACGTGTTGTACGCCTGGGCGCAAGGCTTGGTGGGGAGCTGGCCTGCGGTGCTGTTCTTCATGATCTTGGGTCCTTCCCTGTCGGGTTGTTCCTTGGTGCTGAGATGATACTAGCCCCCTGCGGTTGTGGGTGTCAACCGCAGGGGGCTAGTAGATGTCAGAGCCAGTAGGTCAGGTAGCCGATACGAGCGCCCTCGGGGGTGTAGACGTTGACCTGCATCGACTGCTTGTCGATGCACACGTAGCCGCTGGCGGCCGTGGCGAACCGCCGCTGGCGGTCGCAGCGCTTCACCAGTTCGGCGCGCTGCTCGGTGGTGAGTTCCACGGCCTGGGCGGTGAGCATGTCGTGTGCGATGACGTTGAACATCGGGGGTCCTTCCCTCGGGGGGTTGTTCCTGACGCGACGAACACTACCCATCCCTTGCGTGGGTGTCAACCCGGGGCTACAGTGGCGTCATGACCAGACGTGCCCACCGCCCGTACACCCGACGGGACGCGCTCCACGGCCTACTGCTCCGCATCGGCATCTACGGCGCCATCGGGCTGGCGACCTGGGCGCACTGGTGGCACGCCGTCCGACCGTGAGGACCACGCCCATGGAGACCACGACAAGGGTCTGCAGCAAAGACCACCTGTTCGCCGAACCCATCCCCCCGTGCACCCGGGAAGCCACGCAGGAACTGACGGTCACCATCACGCGTGGCCGCTCCAAGGGCGCCACCGCCACGGCCCACGTCTGCGGCTCGTGCGCCTTCATGCTCCGGCTACATTCGAGCCTGTCGGTGGCGGAATGAACGAGATCCCCCTGAGCCTGATTCGCACCTGCAAGGGGTGCGGAGCAGACGTGGCGTTCGTGAAGGTACCCGGCAAGACCAAGAAAGACGCCGAGGTCTGGACGATCATTGACCCGACGCCCAACGCCGACGCCGGTACCTACCTGATCGAGATGGACCCGCGCAGCGACCGGCCCGCGCTGCGCGGCGGCCGTATCGAGAAGCGCGGCATTCGCGTCGCCATGCTGGCCGCCGGGGTCAAGCTCCGCACCAACCACTACAAGACGTGCCCGAAGGCGGACGAGTTCAAGCGCAAGCGCAAGAGTCTCACCTGACCCCCTGACCGTGAACCCCGCGTATCGCCAGGACGCGGGGTTCACTGCTGTGCACACATGCAAGACCCCACGCGACACCCACGCCCACATTCCGTTAGCGTCCTGCTCACGGAGAACAACCGCGCCCCACCGGCCCAGCCGCGTTGAGACGCCCCATCGGCCCAGCCGTGTCACGCTCTCCGCTCCCACGCATGAGAGGAACCAAGAGCATGACCGCGAAGTTCAACGCGGACATTCTGGGCCGCCTGGAGGAAGCCACCACGGACGAGATTGGCGCCGCACTGGCCGCGATCCGTGCCGAGGGCGAGGCGCTGCAGGCCGAGTACGCGGGCAAGCCCGCCACCCAGGAGAGTGTCGAGCGCTTCGGCGTCCTGCTGGCGGCAGCCAAGCAGCTGAAGGCGGAGACCGTCAGCCGCTCCCAGCTGGCCGACAAGCAGTCGGCCCAGTTCGCCGAGATGGACGACCTCACCGCCCCGGCGGCCCCCGAAGCCCCGGCGGCCCCCGAGGCGGGAGCACCGGCCACCGCGCCAGCGTCGCCCGCGCCCGCCGCCGGTGAAGGCGCCCCCGACCCCACCGACCCCGCGACCGTGGACCCCGCTGGCCAGGCCAGTGCAGGGGACGGCGACAAGCCTGCCGCGCCCGAGGGCGACGGCGACACCACCGACACCGGGGAGGGCGCCGTGACCGCCTCCGCGCGCCGCCCTCTGGGTGGCGTCAACAAGACACCTGCTGGCGCCGTGGCGACCGGCCTGCCGCGCGCCACCATGCGCACCACCGCAGTTGGTGGCGTGCCGGGCGTCGAGCCGGGCCAGCAGCTGAGCCGCGAACAGCTGATCAACGCGTTCTCCCAGAAGGGCCAGGCCGTCTCCGGCCTGAACGTGCGCGGCTACGAGCGCTACGCCGTGGCCACGATCCGCACCGAGTACCCCGAGGAGCGCATGCTGCGCCGGGGCGTCTCCGCGTTCACCAACATGGCGACCGTGGACAAGGTGGTTCGCAAGGCGCAGCGCACGCACGCCCTGGCAAACCAGTCCACCGAAGTCCAGGTGGCGGTGGGCCCCGACGGCGACGCCCTCACGGCCGCTGGCCTGTGCGCCCCGCTGGAGACTCTCTACGACATCGAAACCGTCGGCGACGAGGACCGCCCGGTCCGCGACGCGCTGACCCGGTTCGGCGCCGAGCGTGGCGGCATCCAGTGGCGCCCGGCCCTGCGCGGCGTCACCCAGACCGGTGGCATCGGCGTGTGGACCCCGACCGACGACGAGGCCGACCCGCTCGTGCCCAAGACGTGCGTCGAAATCGACTGCCCCGGCGTGCTGTCCGCCGAGGTGGACGCCATCTACCAGTGCCTCACGTTCTCGAACATGAGCACCCGGTTCGACCCGGAGTGGATGGACTCGACCATCGCGGCGCAGCGCATCGCGCACGCGCGGTTCGCGGAGAACCGGCTGCTCACCCAGCTGACCACCGCGTCCAAGAACGTGTACAGCACGAAGGTGCTGGGCGCGGTCCGCGACACCCTGCCGACCCTTGACAGGATGATCGCCTACTACCGCAACGTGCACCGTCTCAACGACAACGCGCCCCTGCGGTGGATCTGCCCGCTGTGGTTCCGCGACATGCTCCGCGCGGACATCGCGATGCAGATGGTCGGCGACGGCCTCGTGTCGCTCGCGGTCGCCGACGAGGAGATGGCGCGCTGGTTCGCCGTCCGCAACGTCAACGTGACTTTTCACCTCGACGGGATCAACCCGCCGGACGTGGACCTCGGCACGGACATCGTGACCCCGGCCCAGTTCTACACGCTGCTGGCCACGAACAGCCCGGTGCCCGGGTTCCCGACGCCGGTGTCCACGGTGCTGTTCCGCGAGGGCGACTGGCTCTACCTCGACGGCGGGACGCTGGACCTGGGCGTGGTCCGTGACTCCACGCTCAACGGGCAGAACCGTTTCCAGACGTTCTCGGAGTCCTTCGAGACGACCGCGTTCCGAGGCGTCGAGTCCATTCACCTGGTGCTGCAGGTCCAGCCGACCGGCGAGTCCGCCGCGACGGCCGACAGCACCCCGTGACCGGCAACCGGCCCGCCTTCGCCACTTACGGAGGCGGGCCGGTTCTCCACCTTCCTGGAGAGGAGGAGTTGACGCATGTTCGCTCCCATTGAGCCGATCACGGCCGACCGACCAGTTCCGGGCACCCTCGTTGCCGCAGCGATCACCCCCAACGACGGTGAGCGCTGGCACCAGGGCGTCTCCTGGCGCCCAGAACGTTGCCCGCAGGGGCGCACGTTCGACCCATGTGGCTCCGAGTTCGAAGACCCGCCAGCCGGTGACGGCGAGGACGGCCTGGCGTTCTACCGGCCGACCGCCTTCCGCGTCGAGGACCACTGCTCCACCCGGTCCGGGCGCGGCCCGCAGTCGCAGGCGCGCGTGCGTCGGCAGGCGGAAGGCGCGACGTCGTTCTTTGTCGCCCGGGAACTGGAGCTGGGCACGCAGACCCTGCTCAACCCCTACGACACGCCGTTGGCGACAGGCCAGGTCAACGCCTACCTGGCCTCCCCGGACGCCGAGGTGATCCCGGGAGTGTGGGACCCCAACGCGGGGCTGGGCATGCTGGAGCAGACGGCACGGCAGGCCGCACTCGGACTGAACGTGTTCACCCACATGCCGATCCGGCTTGCGGAGGTCATCGCGACGAACGGCGGCCTGGTCGCCGAAGGGCCTCTGCTGCGCACCGTGACCGGCGCCCGGGTGGTCGCGGACGCCGGATATTCAGGCCGTGGCCCCGACGTGCCCGGCACCTCCGAAGTCCAGACGATCACCATCACCGGCGGCCCCACCGGCGGGACGTGGACGGCGACCTACTCGGCAGAGGCCACGGCCGCCATCCCCTTCAACGGGTCCGCGCTGGCGGTCCAGGACGCTCTCAACGCGCTATCGAACCTCGACGGCGTCACCGTGTCAGGCAGCGCGGGCGGCCCGTATACGGTGACGTTCCCGGCCGACATGGGCAACGTGGCCCAGATGACGGCCAGCGGCGCGGGCCTCACCGGCGGCACCGCCCCGGCGGTCGGCGTCGCCACCACCACTCCAGGGGTCGCCCCGTCCGTCGAAGAGGGCCTGTGGATGTACGCCACCAGCCCGGTCGTCGTGCGGCTGGACGAGATTGTCACGGAGACGCTGGTGGACCACCAGGCCAACGAGATCATCCACGTGGCTGACAGGCTGTTCGCGGCCTACTTCGACCCGTGCAGCCTCTTCGCCATTCAGATCACCGACCCGGCGCCCACGCCGTGAGTAGGAGGTAAGCCATGTATGACGGCTCTGGGAGCCTCTTCGCTCTCGGCATGCGCATGACCAAGATCGACGTCCTGGGCGTCCCGATCGTGGGCACCGACACGTGCTACGTATCGGACGCCCTGGTCGCGGTGTCCATCGGCCTGGAGTACGAAGAGGGCACGGAGATCATCCAGAAGTCCGGTTCGGGGCGGGTGTGCCTGACCTACCGGGCGCCCGACACGTTGAAGCGGGGAACGATCTCCGACTTTCAGGTGTGTACCCCGGACCCAAACGTCCTAGAGTTCGCGATCGGTGGCGACGTCATCAGCACCGGCGAAGCCACCGCCGAGGTGCAGACGGTGACCATCACCGGCACGCCGACCGGCGGCACGTTCACCCTGACGTTCGACGGCGACACCACCGAGCCCATCGCCTTCGATGCGGCTTTCGCGACTGTCAAGGCCGCGCTGGAGTCGCTGGCGAGCATCGAAGACGGCGACGTCACCGTGTCAGGCAGCGCGGGCGGCCCATACACGGTGACGTTCGCGCTGGCGGTGGGCAACGTGCCGCAGATGACGGCCAGCGGCGCGGGCCTGACGGGCGGCACCTCGCCGGACGTGACCGTGGCGACCGGCACGCCCGGCAACAACCTGACGGACGTCGGCTACCGGGCCCCCGAGGTCGGCAGCGAAGCGGTTCCGAACGGTGTCGGCCTGGAGTTCTGGACTGCCGCGATTCAGGACGGCAGCTACGCCGCCAACCTGCCCTACCTGCACTGGGTGCTGCCCCGCGCCAAGGTCCGCCCGTCCGACGCCTGGGCGCTCAACGGGGAGAACGCCCTGCTGCCAGGCTTCGAGGGCTGGAGCGAGCAGAACCAGAACTGGGGCTCCGGCCCCGCCGAGGACTGGCCGTATGAGTCCGACCGCGTGTGGCAGTTCGCCCGCGTGGCGACCATCCCCGACCTGTCCCCCGGGTTCGTCGAGGTGGCCGCATAGATCCCCTGGTGGTCCCAGGGAAAATGTGGGGGTGAGTGTCCGTCTCCCACGGACGCTCACCCCCACGCCTGCAGGAGGAGCCCATGACCAGCCCCACCTCCGACGTCCTGTGTTCGCCCTGGGCGACGTCGGCTGACCTCACCGTCGCCCAGCTGGCCGACCTCACCGGGCGCGGGTTCACCGTGGAGCAGATAGACGCCGCCCTCCTGCGCGCCAGCGAACTGCTGTGGGCGTTCTCCGGGCGCCAGTGGCTCGGAGGCGGCTGCGAAGAGGACGCGGTCCTCCGCTCCTACCCGCCGCAGCCCGGGACCGGCATCTGGCCCTACAGCCCATCGTGGGGCCGCTGCTCGTGCTGGACCTACGCCGTCTGGGTCGACGGCCGCCCCTACCCCACGCCGTGGACCGGCCGCCACATCGTCGTCCCCACATCGGTGCGCCTGCCGCGCTCGAACGTCACGAGCGTCGTCGAGGTCACAATCGGCGGCGAGACCTTCCTGGCGTGGGACATGGGCCCGAACGGCTGGCTGAACCGCACCGACGGCCAGGGGTGGAACGTCTGCTCCGGCGAAACCGAGGTCACCTACCGGTTCGGCGACCCCCCTCCCGCAGGGGGCAGGGACGCCGCCATCGAGCTGGGCATAGAGATCCTTCTGGACCGGTCAGGTAGCGACGAATGCCGCCTTCCCCCGAACACGGTGTCAGTGACCCGGCAGGGCCTGACCATGGAGTTGCAGTCCACCGACCGCCCCGACTTCCGCACCGGCCTGCCGCTCGTGGACATGTGGCTGGAGGCGGTCAATCCCTACCGACGCCCACAGACGGCAGAGGTATGGTCGCCTGACGTACCACGCCTGATGAAACGAGGAGCCATCCGTGAAGTCTGACCCGTTCGCCCCGGCGCATGACCCCTTCCACATCAAGAACCTGAAGCGCGCCGAGGCGGGCACCTTCGCCGGAAAGCACGCGGACCGGTTCGTGGAGCTGGTCAAGTTGCACGTCACCGGCCACGAGGAAGACGCCAACCAGGTGCCGCAGCTGGACGAGCTGGAGCGCCGCCAGACCCTCGTGGACGAGTTCCGGGAGCAGCTGGCCACCGAAGGTCCGGACGCCGGACTCCCGACCCTGGAGGACGGTACCGGCCACTTCTACGAATGGCGCGAGGGCGACCGCACCGAGGACAGCGCCGAGGAGCCCAGCGGGCAGCCCGACGGCGAGACCTCCAGTGGCTGGCACTTCGTGGGGTCCGTCGAGCAGCCCGACGCGGACGTCCCGCCCCGCAACGGTCCCGGCTCGGACGCCGACACGTGGCGCGCGTTCGCCGCACGGGCCACCGGCACCGAGCTTGCGCAGTGGGCGACGCTCACCCGCACCGACATCATCGCCACCCTGGAGCGGGACGGCGTCATCCCGGGCGGGACCGCATGAGCCTGCCCGGCCAGGGCATCGCCGTACGCTCCCTCGCGCTGGCCATCATGGATGCCGTCGAGTCGCATTGGGGCGGCACTGCCGCGCCCCTGCCCGACCGTCGCTACGTCGCGTTCGGCGACCCGGCCAGCACGCCGTGGGACTGTGAGCAACTGGTGATCTCCCTGGCCGGTGTCGGCTTCGGCCCGGCGCAGGACGCCGCCCCGCCGAGCACGCCCCGCGCGGGCACTCCGGCCAGCATCATGACCGTGCGGCACGCCGTGTTCAACATCGCCCTGGTGCGCTGCATCCCCACGCCGTCCGGCCGCACGTCCACGCCCCCGAGCGTCGAGGAGCTGCAGGCCGCCGGGGAGCGGTTCATGACGGACGCGGGCATGCTCTCCCAGGCGCTCGTGCGCTGGGCGTCCCGGACGTACAAGAGCCTGCCGAACGACGGCGCCAGCTCGGTGCAGCTGGGCGTGATCGAGCCTGGCGAGGCGTCCGGCGGCTACGTCGGGCTCACCGGCGTGGCCATCGTGACCTGCGCCGGACTGGAGTAGTCGTGGCCGGGTACCGCTGGGTAACTACCCAGATAAGGCTCCTCCCCGGGGAGCCGATGGGGTTCGCGAACGACCCCCACGAGGGCGTCATGCGCGACCTGCGCTACCGGACATTCCTGATCAGTGGGCTGGCCAAGCTCCGCGTGCAGGTGAGAAGCGGCTTCACCCTGACCACCATCCGGGAGGAGGTCAGTCGGAGCGTCCGGCGGTACCCGCACGCCGACGTGATCGCGGGCAAGGCGGGAGCGCGACGTGCCGACGGCGGCCCGCGCACGGTGCCGGTGATCCTCGACCAGGGGTCACGGCCACACGTGATCAGGGCGCGACGTCGCAAGGCACTACGCTTCGTAGTCAATGGCCGTGTCGTGTTCCGCCGCACGGTCATGCACCCCGGAACGCGCGGAAGTGGCTTCCTCACCAAAAGCTTGTATGACGGCGGAAGTATTTAACGAAGGGACCACCAGCATGGCACTCGAAGTCATTCGCAGTAAGAAGCGGTACCAGAGCGGCCCACGCAAGACGTGGGAGTTCATCCTGGAGTTCTACCGGGGCAACGACCCCGTGCCGCACGAGTTCAAGGCGTACCCGTCGATGGACGCTGGCGGGCTCAGCTACACGCTGTCCGCCACGCACAAGCCGGAGCGCGCCATCGAAGGCATGGTGCGGAGCATCCGCAAGGCGCTGGCCGACGACGACGGCACGCCCGCCAACTACCGGCCCACCCGGTACGCCCCGCCCCGGTCCGACGACGAGACCGACGACGAGACCCCCAAGGATCGCCCATTCGACCCATTCGACGACGAGCCCACGCCACCACTGCGGCGGATTGTGGACGCGGTGGCCGCCACAGAGACCAGCGACGCCGACCTTGACGACGCCGACCTTGACGACCCCGACCTGCTCTTTACCGGACCGGACGGGGAGCCGATCGACGGCGCGGGGGTCAACGAGCTACTGAAGTTCGAGCGTGGCTCCTCGCGGCGCCGGTTCGCCTACCTGATGGACGAGGATGAGGAACTCGTGCTCGACCTCGAACAGCTGCAGATGGTCTACAAGAAGCTGCTTGCGCAGGTAGCCGACCGCCCTACGCGACGGTAGTCCTGCTCCACGGGATTACCGAAGACCCCATCGCAGGCCCGTATGTGCGCGGCCGCCTCGCTCTTGCGGACATCGATGCGACAGTGCCCGCAAGCGTGTGGCTAGATGCCGTCTACGCGGCATACGCCGATGCGCCCCACCAGGTGCTGGAGAATCTCAACCGACAGATCGTGATCAAAGAGGCCATGATCGATCCGGAAGGGGCCCGGGAGACCTGGGGACGGCGCCCGGAGCATGCCGCACTCGCGGGGAAGCTCGGACGCGGGGCAGGAGTCGAGGCTGGCGGACATGCGGCCATGGCTCCCGCCACGCGGGCCGGTAAGCCGCGACGTCCACAGATTCCGTCCACCGCCAGGCCGCCCATTCCCGGCATGCCGGTCCAGGCGAACCCAGGGAGGTGGCAGGCATCGCGCGGATAATCGCCGAGGCTGGCGTCAGGCTCCGCATCGACGGCAAGGGTCTGGCGCTGGAGATTCGCCAGGTCATCCGGATGGCGATGCGCGACGCCCAGGCCACCCAGTTTGACCTCGACTCCCCCACGCGGGGGATGGCCGACGACGCCGACCGGGACAGCAAGCGAATGCGCGGCAGCTTCGCGTCCATCGCGTCCGGGCTGGGCGGCATCGCCAGCAGGGCGGCATCGGCCGCGCTATCGGGCGCCAAGCTGTTGTTGATCGGCACGGCCGCGATCGGCGCGCTGGCCGGAGTGACCCAGCTGGTTCTCGGGCTGGGCGCCCTGGTCGGCGCCGCCGCGCAGGCCGCCGGAGTGGTGGGCCTGCTACCCGCCGCGTTCGCCGCCTTCAAGGCCAGTACGGCGGCTATCAAGCTGGGCCTACAGGGCATGGGTGACGCCATGTCCGCGATCGCCTCGGGAGACGCCGCCGCGTTCGAGGAGGCCCTGCAGAACCTCTCTCCGGCGGCCCGCGAGTTCGCCCGCGCTGTGCGCGACGTCAAGCCTGCGTTCGACGAGATGCGCCTGCAGGTCCAGGAGGCCCTATTCCGGGACCTCGCGGCCGTGGTGCGCCCGCTGGCGGACACCTATCTGCCCATCGTGACGGCTGGCTTCCAAGGCGTGGCGCGGCAGGCTGGGATGGCCGCCCGCGAGACAGCGGACTTCATGCTGCAGGGCGCGCAGGTGCAGAAGGTCAGCGTCTTCTCCGCGCAGCTGCAGATGGCGTTCGGCAACCTGGCTGGCGCCCTGCGCCCAGCCGTGAGCGTCCTCCTGGACCTGATCACCACCGGCTCCACGTTCCTGCCCGGCCTGACGGAGTCGCTCAACAACTGGATCACCGGGCTGTCGCGGCGGATCTCCGAGGCCGCCCGCAGCGGTGAGCTGGAGGCGTTTTTCCAGCGCTCTATCGACGCCATGCGGGCACTGGGCGAGATCGCGAGCAACGTCTTCGGGGCCATCCGGAACATCATCGGCGCGGCCAACGCCGAGGGCGCGGGGTTCCTGCAGCGCATCCAGGAGATGACGCAGCGGTTCGAGGACTTCACGGGGAGCACCGACGGACAGGAGGCCTTCGGCGGCTTCTTCGAGTCCATGCAGCGCGTCGTCGAGGCACTGGGGCCCGCCTTCTTCGAGCTGATCAGCATCGTGGGTTCGGTCCTGTTGCCGATCCTGGCCGACGTCGCGGAGATCGTGGGGCCCGTTCTCGCGCCCCTGCTGCAGGTGTTCGGCAGGCTGCTCGAATCGCTGCGCCCGATCATCCAGGCCGTGGCCGACGCGTTCGCCACGGCGCTCGACGCCCTGGGCCCGTTCTTCGACGCCCTGTCGGACGCCATCAATAGCGCCATGCCGACGCTGGGCCCCATGATTCAGGACATCGGCCAGGCGTTCGCCGACCTGTTCACGTCGATGATCCCACTTGCGCCGCTGTTCGTGCAGCTGGTCGAGGCGCTGCTACCCATAATCCCGCCATTAATCCAGATGGTGACGGATTTGATGCCCCGCTTTATCGAGATTGTCGAGGCCATTCTGCCATACATTCAGCAATGGGCTGAATTGATGGTCGTCATGATCCCGATAATCAGCGACATAGCCGGATTCCTGCTCGACGTATTCATTCCGGTGCTCGAATTCCTGATGACAATCTTCACCGGCATGCTTGACGTGATCACGTCAGTAGTCACCGGGATTGACGACGTCATCCGCACAATATTTACCGGGATAGCCGACTTCTTCACCGGGATTTGGGAGACCATCACCGAGCAGGTCTCCGCAGCGTGGAACGGGATCGGGGAATTCTTCTCCGGCGGACTCGACGGCATGTGGCAGAAAACGAAGGAATTCGGCTCCAACATCTGGAGCGCCATTAAGACCGCCATGTCCAACCTGGTGAGCGCCATCAAAAACGGCATGAAGAATATGATCGACGGGATCGGAAACGGAATCAGTAACGCACTCGCGTTCTTCCGTGACCTGCCCGGCAAAATCCTGGGCTTCTTCAAGAACGCGGGATCGTGGCTATACGACATCGGCAAGGACATTCTTATGGGCCTGTGGAATGGCCTTAAGGCGATGGTCGAGCGCATCCTGAACTTCTTCCGTGGCCTGGTTGACGACGCCAAGAACATCGTCATGGACCTGCTGGGCATGGCGTCACCCTCGAAGGTGTTCGAGTACATCGGCGAGATGGTCGGCGCCGGTCTGGTCAAGGGCCTGGAGGGCTCCACCAGTTCGGTTGCCGAGGCGGCCGCTGCGATGGCCCAGGCCGCCGTGGACGCGGCATCGGTCACCGCGCCGAGTGTCACCCTGGCCAACCCGACGGCCGACGACCTCGACGCCGCCCGCGCTCTGGGCAACGGCGGGGTCGTGGTCCAGCAGACGAACATCATGCGGCCCGGGACCGACCTGCAGCAGTTCACGCACCAGGTCGTCAAGCGCGCCTACGGGGATGTCCTCTCGGGCGCCTCCACGCTGGGCGTGCGCCGCAATCCCGTCCAGGCCGGTGTCGACGACCAGTGGGTGACCCTATGACCGCACCGAACCCCAACGCCCACCTCCCGGCCGTTCCCGAGGAAGGCCAATACCGGCTCGGTGACGACTTCGTGACGGACGCCTCGGATGTCTGGCTGAACACCACCTGGCCGGACGGCACCCAGATCGTGGTCGCCGAACCGGAAGGGTGGGAAGGCCTGGAGTTCATCACGCCTATCGACACCTCCGGCGGTCGCGACGGAGGGCTGGACGGCCCGCAGTCCATCGCGCCCCGCATGCTGCCCGTGCAGGGCGCCATCGTCGCGCCGGACCCTGCGACGCTCCGTCGCGCCATCGCGGCCGTCAGGCGCAAGCTGGGCCCGCGCAAGCGCGTGGTGTGGGAGCAGTATGACTTCGGCCAGGAGCGACGGCTGGCCATGATCTGCAGGGCGCAGGGCGACTTCCGCGCCACCCCCGTGTACGGCACGGCGATGGGCGGCGTGGCCACCCAGATCCGGTTCTCGCTCGTGGCGGCGAACCCGCCATACAAGCTGTCGAGCGGGCCGCCCGAGTTCGTGGACATCGGCCTGCCCGTGGACTCGGTGTCCGGCCGCACCTACTCGAAGACGTACAGCTACACCTACGGCGCCAGCACCAACCCCGGCGGCATCGGCCAGGCGGAGAACACCGGCGATGTCGACGCCTGGCCCCTGTTCGAGATCACTGGCCCGGTCAACAGCCCGATCATCGACAACGAGACCACGGGCCGTAGCTTCCTGGTGGTCGGCAACATCGCCGCCGGTGACGTCGTGACCATCGACTCCCGGACCGGGCGCGTGACCCCCGCGAACTACCGCCTGGTAGGTAGGCCGTGGGTGCTCGTGCCTGGCGTCAACAACCTCCGGTGGCGCGCCTCCTCCGGCTCATTCGACCCGTCCGCAAACCTGCGCGTCATCTGGCGCTCGACCTCGGAGTAACCCCATGGCCATCCTGAACCCGCCCGCGTACCTGCAGGCTGGCACCTACCCGGCCAGCTCTGATCGACTGCACCAGATCAGCGCCCGGTTCCTGCCAACCACGCTGAGCACGAGCGACGTGGCCGCGCGATCCGGCGTGCTCGGTGGCCAGTCCGCCCGCCAGTTCGCCAGCAGCATGACGCTGTGGGACGTCACCATCGGCAAGGGCATCGCACTCGTCGAGAACACGTTCACGTCCCAGGGTGGCGACTACCTGGTGTTGAACACGGCAGGGCAGACCCTGGCTGTGACGCCGTCGAGCCCCACCACCAACCGCATCGACATTATCGGCGTGCGAGTGCAGGACGCGTTCTATACCGGCGTCGTGAACTCGGCGGATCTCGCGGTGGTTCAGGGCACGCCAGCCGCTGGCACCCCCGCCGACCCCACGCTGCCGTCCAGCTTCGCGCCCCTGTGGCGGGTGACGGTGAGCGCTGGCACCACGACCGGCGTGCTCGCGGACCTCCGCAAGCGCACCGCCGTCATGGGCTCGGTGTATCAGCCGTTCAACAACCAGGTCGCCGACAACGGGACCATGATCGGGGAGACGCAGCTACTGAACGCGCTTGGCGTGTACCCGCCGCGCCTGCGCGTGTGGGATGGCGCGGCCTGGCGCGGCTGCAGCGGCTGGGCGTTCGCCATGCCCGGCATCACGGCCGTGAACCCGCTCAACGCGTCCGCGCAGGCGATCATCGCCAGCGTGTCCGTGCCTGACCCGCTGTTCGCGTACAAGGTGCGCACATCCGGCTCGATCGACTGGGCGATGGTCAACGCCAACCAGCCCAACAACCCGATCTCAGCTTCGGTGACGCTCGACTCGACGGACTTTCAGACGAACGCGATCAGCCGAGGCAACTCATACAGCGTGGACCGGGGTGCCAGCCAGGCGTCCCCCACGGCGATCGTGCCGACCGCGCACACCGGCGTGCTCACCGGCGCCCACACGATCCGCCTGCACGCACGTAACTCGGCGAGTGTGCAGGCTATGCGCGTGTTCGCGCTGGACGCGCTGAACACCTCGACACTCACGGTGGAGATGGTGCCCGCGTGACCGGCCCGCAGACCCTGGGACTGGCCGCAGCGGCGGCGGCCAGCAGTTACGACCTGCCTGAGGAACAGGTGGTCAGCTACAGCTACTGGCCAGTCAGCTACTACCGGGGCGACCCGACCGTGATCAGCAACGCGCCCCTGCCGCTGTCGGGCGTGGCTTATTCGCAGGTCTTGAAGGGCGTCGGAGAGCTCAAGTGCTCCCTGCAGCTGGCTGACGCCGACGTGCGCTCCATGAACCCCTGGGAGCTGGTACTGCCTCGCAAGACCGGCATCGTGGTCGTCCGGTCCGTCCTCGTGAACGAAGACACCGACCAGTGGGAGCACACCGCCGTCTGGCACGGGACGGTGTGGGAGCGCAAGCCTGTCCCTGGCACTGGCCGCTGGGAGATCACGGCGCGCACCGTCGAGTTTGGCTGGTCGCGACGGCTGATCACCGGCCCGATGGCGGGCGGCGACCTCGTGTGGGCGCAGGCCGACCGGACAGAGATCGTGCAGGACCTGCTCACGCCGGACCGCTTCTCCCAGATCGGGCCACCCTCGACGTACGGCACGGCGACGGCGACAGTCAACGCGGGCAGCGTGGACCGGGTGGTCGTCGCAGCGGCCGACGCCCAGGACATCCCGCTGGGCGGGTACGTGCGCGTGCGGGCGCTGGACGGCAGCTACCGCACCGACGCCAGCGGACTGGTCAGCATCTTCAACGTCACGCAGCTCGTCGACGGCGGCGGCCTGTGGGCCATCGTGGTGACGCCAGCACTCAGCACCCTGTCGCAAACCGGCGACGTCGTCGAGGTGATCAACCTGTGGCCCGGGTGGATCAACATCGATCCGCCCACCGCCATGACCCTCCGCGTGCACGACTTCGCCTACAAGCGCGACCAGCAGACCAACCTGCTGACCGCTCACCAGGACCGCAGCAAGGTGGACGACGGCTACGACTGGTATACCTCTGTGCGCCTGAACGAGGGCGCCACGGCCATCGACGCGGTCAGCTTCCGGTGCCAGTACGTGATGGGCTACCCGCGCCTGGGCCGCGTGTACGGCGAGGACGAGATACCCCGGTTCGTCTACCGAGTGAGCGGTCAGGGCAACGTGATCGACGCCAACCCGATCTACAACGGCGAGGGTGTCGCCAACGCCATGTGGGGGCAGGGCGCCGGATACGACACGGACGCGTTGCGCGCGCTGGCGACCAATAGCAGCGACTGGGCGAACGGCTTCCTGATCACCGAGGCCCGGTACAGCAACCCCGACGTGTCCCGGGCCGACACCCTGCAGGCCTACGTGATCAGTGAACTCGTCCAGACCTACGCCAACGAGCAGTACCTTGACGCCGTCGAGGTGCGCGGCGACAAGCCTCCATACTTCGGCACGTACGCCCTGGGTGACGACGCGCTGTTCAGCACCGATGACTGGACAAACTCCGACGGACCCAACGGCGACCGGGACGTCACCTACCGCACGCGCATAATGGGGTGGACGGTCACGCCCCCTGAGGGCCCCAACAGTGAGACCGTGAAGCTCGTGCTAGCCGGTGGAGGGGACACGGTGCAGGGTGGTTGACGTAGACCCCAGATCCCTGCAGGGGGTCTACACGCCGCGCGAGTCCACCATCGTGGATGCCGTCGCCGAGACCCGCCGCATCGCGGACCAGGTGATGCGCAACAACCCGCTCGTGGACTCCGTTATCGACCGGGGCCTCACCCGCTTCCGAGGCAACTACGGCAGTGACTACGCGTGGTTCGGCGAGTTCTCCCCCGACGATCGCAACCTGACAGACGACTTCGGCAACCCGCTCCCGCAACGCGGCATCGTCTTCTGGCGTGACGATCCGAGCCACACGCAGGTGTTCACGCTCTACGACTTCGACCCCGTGGCGGGGGAGCCGCTCCGCCAGCGGGTCTACATGCACGACGCCGATGGGAAGCTGGTCTACGCCGAGGGCTTCAACGGGGGGCGCGCGTACCCGGACGCCGCGCTGGTGCTCTACCAGCGCGAGACTATCGACCCCAACGGCGTGCAGATCGGTTCGGACGTCGTGGTGTTCTCCGGTTCAGGCAACCTGACCGGCACGCAGGTGGACGTCAGCGTGGCGTGGGGTACGGCCGGTGGCACGCCCACCTGGTCTACCTACCTGCGTGTATCGGGTGGCGGCGTCACTCTCAACACCGCCACCGTGTCCGGGAGCGGAGGCGGTAACAGGCAGTGGATCGTGGACGCGAAAAGTATCCTCGACGTCTCCGATTACGTGAACGTCGAATGGCATATGTGGAAGACCGGCGGCACGGGAGGGATCACCCCTAGGCCCTACCATTGCCGAATGTATTCGCCATTCTCCAGGCCGTAATGCGAAAGGGAAACAGTGATCACGTGTAAAGCAAATACGCCCACTTATGCGGCGGAGCAGTGGAACGGGTCCAACGTCGAGGAGTGTCGAGCCTTCCATCTGGCGTGGTTCCCGCAGCCGCCCCCGCCGCGCCCGGGATACGAGCACGAGACACGGCCACCGTTTGTCCACGACCCAGAGGCCAGCACGATCACCGTTGCTCCTGGCTACACGCTCAACGTGGGCGACTGGCTGGTAAACGGCGGCACTTTCCCTCCAGGCGAGACGTGGGCAGGCAACCCCGAGGTGGTGAAGGCGGACGAGTTCATCATGAAATACAGTCAGGAGCAGTAGTCGCCCATTTCCGGGCTGACGAGAACGCAATTCCCGACCACCTACCCGTGGGGGCGTAGAGGTCCAGATCACTGGAGGTACCCGAGGTGAACCGCCGAGACCCGCTGCTCCCTCGCCCCGTCTTGATCTTCCTGGCCGTGGTGGTGGCGCTCGGATGGCTGGCTACCGTGGTGGCCGCGTTGCGTGACCCGGCCAACAGTGCTCCACTGCTGGTGGTGACCGGCCTCCTGGCTACGGTCATCGGCGCCTCGTTCGGTATCACGGTAGGGCGCTCCCGCAGCAACGGCGACAGTGGCAGCGCTGACCGGGGAGAGGATGCACAGTGAGCACTCCAGACCTCATTCTGGTGCTGGTCGGCTCGAACCTCGCCTGCCTGTTTCTGGGCTACCTCGGAGGTCGACTGACCCGTGCCACAATCCGAATCGAGGAGCAGATGAGCACCGAGGAGGGCGCCCCCGACGCCGGGGCGGAAGGGCCCGACGAACGGCCGCGCCCGTGGCACCCGGGTCGCGGGACGCTGATCTCAATAGCGGGGGCCGTGGTAGTGATCGGCCTGGTGACGGCCTCCATGGGTTTCATCATGAGTCGGAACCAGGACAGGCTCACCGCGTGCGTGGCGGGCTACAGCAACGCCCTGGCCGACACGCTCAGCGCCACCCGGGAAGCCAACACCGACGCCGCCAACCAGCTCGACGCGGTTTTCCAGGCCGTACTCGACGCCTACGACGACATCCCCGCCGAAGGCCAGGAGCGTGTCCGCAGCGCGGTCGAGGCGCACCAGAAGGCGCGCGCCGAGCAGCGCAAGACCCAGTCGAGTAACCCGCTGCCCGAGGCTCCGCGCGACGCGTGCGCCGAACTGCTGGACTGACCGCCCCGACGACTGCGAGGAAGTGACCTAATGACCGCCGACCGTGACCCGGCCGTTGACCACGTGAATGAGCTGTATCCCGAGCCTGCCCCCGACGACACCGACCTGACAGACGTGCTGACCGTGGTCGGCAGCGGGCGTGACGCGCGCACCGTACCGGTGGTCGGCGAGAACGTGGACGACGACGGCGTGGCGCACTTCCTGCGCATCGTCGAGGACCCCGGCGTGCCGGACCTGTGCGGGGGCTGCGACAAAGAGTGGCCGTGCCCAGGCCGGGTGCCGCTGGAGGTCGCCGAGCAGCCGCGCGTAGACCCCGAGCTGGTGGCCGCCGTGGCCGCCGCGATCCGAGCCGAACGCGAGACGGGCCAGCTGGCCCGCTGAACGAGGAGGAGACGATGACGACACCCGAGACACCCCAGAGCGTGCGCGACTGGGGCCTGTCGTGGATCCGCACCGGCGTCCCGCTGCTGTGGGGCTACCTGCTGACGTTCCTGGCCACCCGCGCCCCGGCGGTGCACGAGCTACTGGCGAACCCGTACATCCTGGCCGCCGTGGTCGGCGGCGTGACGCTGGCGTGGTACGCGGTGGTTCGCTGGCTGGAGCCGCGCCTGCCCGCGTGGCTGACGCGGCTGGTGATCGGCGCGAACACGGCGCCGCAGTACGTGGAGGGTCAGGTGCTGCGCTCCACGGTGGAGACCTTCGAGGGCAACGGCCCCGATGGCCCGTTGCCGCCAGCGCAGCGGGGGTTCCGCGCTGGGTGATATCGTGGCGCCTGATCGTCATCAGCGGTCGGACATCGGGTGTACGTGGGAGAGCCCCCGTCAGTTGGTCACTGGCGGGGGCTCTCTCGTGTCAGATGGCGAACTGCCGCAGGTTCTGGCGGTTGGTCCTGCGGTCCCGGCGGGCGGCGACGCGCTTGGTGGCGTGGACGACGCCAGCGCGCTGCAGGCAGGCCAGGTGCTTGCGGGCCTTGCGACTGAAGGCGTCCTGCTCGTCGCCGTTCTTGGCGGGGCGTCGGTACATGGGCTCGAACATCTCGGGTCCTTCTCTCTGTGGAGTTGTTCCGTTACTGCGGTGTCCGTCAGGCCCAGTCGCCCAGCTGCAGCCACTGGTCGGCGAGGAACATGCCCCGGTAGGTGGCGGGACCGTCGGGGGTGTCGCTGGCCATCAGGTTGGCGTACGGGCCGTCTGCCTTGGTCCACTGGCGGACGTAGACAGTGGTGGCACCGACGACCGGGCGGTGGCCGACGTAGCCGGTGTGCGGCAGGTCGATACGGGTTCCGGGAACGGCTTCGCGGGCGGTGACCTGCGGGAGCGCCTTCACGTCGGTGGCGAAGGCCTGGCGGCGGCGGCCGTCGGTGCAGTCGACGACGACCATGGCGATGGCGAAGCCGTTCAGGTTGGCGGCGTGGGTGGAGGCGACGCGACCCCGGAAGGGGACGTGGTTGCCGTCCGCGCGGTTGAGCTGTCCGACTACGTACTGGCCGACCTGCAGTTCGTTCGCCATGATCTTGGTCCTTCCCTCGGGGGGTTGTTCCTGCTGACAGGGAGAACATTACCCATGGCGAGCGTGGGTGTCAAGTGGTCGTGACCTACTCGTTATCCACGTCATTCCAGCAGGCCAGGCACACCGCCAGTAGCATCACCGCGAACTGCAGCGCCAACGTCCACACCACGCCCGGCCCGACCGTGGCCGCCCACCCCAGTACCTCGTCCCGGAACATCAGGACGCCCCCGACAGCGGGAACAGCGCCTGCTGACCCGACCGCAGGCGCCGCAACGCGGCCATCCCCAGGTCCGTCAGCTGATACACCGTGCACTCCCGCCGCGTAGACGGCTGCACCACCTTGCGCACCCTGTTGCCCAGCAGCGCGGGTTCCACCCATCCGGCGGCCATCAGCTCGTGGCGACGCCGCTGGACGTCGTGCAGGCTGGGCGCCTGCGCGTCGCGCCGCAACTCCGTCACGATCTCGAAGTCCGCCATGGGGTGGAACGTGAGAGCGCCCAGGATCTTGTGCCGCAGGCTCCCCGGCTGGGTCGCCCGCCCGGTCCGGGCCGACTTCAGTTCGGACGGGCGCTCCGGCGCCTGCGGGACGTGAATGCCCTGCAGGGTGCGCAGCTCGTGCCGGACCGCGCGGAACGCCTTGTGTAGCTCCTCCGGCGTGTGCTCGACGTCGAGGATCACCGCCAGCCCGAGTGCCCGCGTGATCGCCGCCTGGGTGGGGTTCATGTCTTCGGCGCCTTCCTGGTGACGTCCACCTTGTCCTCATAGCGCTGGCGGACCTTGTGCGCTTTTATGAGCCTGGCCGCCAGGTCGTCGTGGCCGTTCCGCGCCCACTCGGCGGCCGTGGCCTTCAGTTTGGAGACCTGGGGTTCCCACTTTCCGGTGGCCACGAGCATGGACAGCGCCTGTTCGAGCATCTCCCGCAGACGGTCCTCCAGGAGGTCAGCTGAGTGGACGGCGGCGTGCTCGACCGGCTCGATCCACGCCTCGGTGATGCCGTGCACGATCGCGGCCCGCACCTGGTCGGGTTCGATGTCGTTCACCCGCTTGAACGACGGCTTGACCACGATGTCGCCACCGGCGGTGGGGATGGTGAGGCCGGACGTCGGGATGCCGTCCTGTTCGCCGACCGCCTCGACCAGCTCTTCCTCCTGCAGTTGGCCGATCAGCGTCGCCACTTCCTTGAAGCCGCGCGCGTAGCCGTCCATCTGCTCTCTGGTGGCCTGCAGGCGCCGGTGCAGGTCGAAGGTATCCTCCGGCTTCAACACCTCGCCACGGGCCGCGTGGAGGTCCGCGTAGGCCAGGGCAACGCGTTCCTTGACCACCCGTTTGAGGTCCTGGGGGTCAGGGAGGCCGTCAACCAGCTCGTTGGAGAGCAGGCGGTCCAGGTCGTTGGTCATCGCAGCCACCCATCGTGCGGGTTGGGGCGTGGGTGCGGGGCGATCATCTCGCCGAGCGCGCTCGCCATGGCAGGGCCGTGAATACCGATCATGACCGCCAGCTGTTCGGCGTGACTGGCTTCCAGCCGCATGACCCTTTCGGCCCGGGTGCTGGTCTCGTTCGGCCTGCCGATGTGATGTAACGCCGGGGTGACGATCACGCTTACCCGCAGGACGGAGACCAGGCGGTCCAGCTCGTTCGTGCCGTCGCCGGACGAGACGGGCAGCGGTTCGGGCACGCGAGGGATCATGTAGGAGATCTCCTCGGGTTCGCCGGGGCACTTGCCGTCGGAGGCGAAGTGCCGTCCTGCGCCGCGCTTCATGTCGGTGAAGCGGTCGTCTCGACCGCAAGTGGGGCACCAAAGCAGCGTGACGGTCCGGGGCGGACGACGGCTATCGGTCACGGCGCACCCGCTCGACGACCGCCAGGCCAGTGGTCACGATCGGCAGCACGGCCAGCGACGTGACGAACAGGGCGCGCTCCCCGAGGGCGGCCGCCTTGCCGCCGGACGGGACGCCGACGCGCACGCAGTCCACGTCCCAGTCGAGCAGGGACCACCCTTCGCTCACGCACTGGGCGGTGTGCAGGCGGCCGTCTTCGGCCAGTTTCAGACCCTGGTCAGGGGTCACGTTGTTGCTCATGGTCGCTTCTTTCGTCGGGTGTCGTGGAACCGGCCGAAGCCGTAGCCGAGGGCGAACAGCGTCGCACCCCCGGCCACGGCTCCGGTCAGGCTCAGGTGGAGTGAGATCCACATCAGGTGTCGGACCGTTCGCGCAGGTAGTCCCACAGTGCGTCGGCGACACCCATCGCGCGTTCGGCTTCGAGCCACCGACCGGCGTCCCAGTGCCGGATGGACCGGTCAATGGCGGTGGCGTGCAGGTCCAGCGCGGAGTGCCCGCCGGTCGCGTCGAGCACGATCTGCGTCGCGTCGAACGCCTCCTGGTGGGCGGCCTTACGTTCGGCCACCACGATGTCGATGGCGGCCAGGACCCTGGGGTTGCGGGTCTCCTCGCGAAGATCCTGCAGCCGGTTGGGGTCCCACTGGCGGTAGCGTTCCGCGATGCGGCTCCCGGCGCTCACAGCGCGTCGTCCAGCATGCGGTCGACCAGGTCGATGACACCCTCGGCGTCCAGGCCCTTGCACGTGCCGTGCGCGTCGTGGATGCGGCGGGAGGTGCAGACGGTGGGCTGCTGGTCGAGGTCGAGACCGAACGCGTCGGCGAAGTCGATCGCGTCGACGTCGGCCATGCGCGCCAGCTCCAACGCGGTGAACATGTTGCCGTCCGCGTCGGCCAGGTGGGCCAGCTGGGCGCGGGCACGCTGGGCGCGGGCGGCGATGACCTGCCGGGCCTGCGGGGTGAGGGTGATGGTCACTGGGTCCTCCGTGGTCGTTGTTCCCTGTGGCACCGAAGTTACCCCATGGAGAGGGTGGGTGTCAACACGGGGTTGGCGCCCACCCTCCACGCAGCTACAGCGACGGGAAACAGGACGACTCGTCCGGGCGGTAACCCGCCATCTGCGGAGACGGCGTCACGAGGCCCGCAAGGCCCAGCTGTCGCAGGCGCCTCATGAGCAGCGGAGCCATGTCGTCGAGCGGGACCACGTCAGCCACCGCCGAGGACGTCGTGCGCGTCTCGATCGCGTACACGTCCGGCGACGGCGAGTTGCCCTCGGACCTCGGGTAGACGGCCACGTGCGGCACGCCGCGCGGAATCCACAGGGTCTGGTTCCGGTAGGTCCAGATCTCGTGTTGCAACTGGTCGCCCGCCAGTGTGAGCACACCTTGCAGGCCGCAGTCGATCACATCGACGTAGACGTCCGTGGCGTGGTGCACGTGCAGGTTGGACACCTTTCCTGCCCCCATCGTGATGATGACCTTGCAGTTGGGGGTCCCTGGCGCGTTCTCGGACGACAGGATGGTGGCGAACCGCTGCCCCTGCATGCCCTCGCGGGTGGTGCGCGCGGCCTGCGCCCAATCGAACGACTTCGGTGCGTTCATACTCTCTCCTCCTCGACCTAGAACGGCGGCTCGTCCGAGAACCCGCCGCCCCAACCCTGCGGACTCGGCGGCGGGGCGGAACCCCACGGGTCGTTGGCCGGTGCGGAGCCGCTCTGGTAGCCGCCGCCCTGGCCGCTGGTCGACTGCGATCGGTCGGGCCGGTTCACGGTGGCCGTGCGGAACTTCAGCGACGGGCCCAGGGCTTCCAGCTCCACCTCGAAAACGGTGCGCTTCTCGCCCTCGCGGGTCTCGTATGAGCGCTGCTTGAGACGCCCGTAGCCGAGCACGCGGTCACCCTTGCTGAGTGACTCGGCGATGTTCTCGGCGAACTGGCGCCAGGCGTTGCACCGCAGGAAGACGGCGTCGCCGTCTTCCCACTTGCCGGATTCCTTGTTCAGGCGCCGCTCGTTCTGGGCCACCGTCACGTTCACGACGGCTGCGCCGGACTGCGTGAAGCGCAGCTCGGGGTCTGCCACCAGGGTGCCGTCCAGGTGGACGACGATCTCGCCAGCCATCAGAGGCGCCTTTCCAGGATCTGGGCCATGCACTGTGCATATTCACGAACGAGGTCGGGGTCTACGGATACGGAGAGCTGCTCGCGGTACCACTCGGCCATGTCGTCGTCGTTGTGGCCGAGCATCTCCTGGCGGAACCGGTCGAAGTGGTGGGACTCCTCGACGCAGTCCCAGTCCCCATCGCGCAACTTCTCGGCGATGGCGGCGACGAACGGCCGCATCACGTCGTCCAGCTTCGCGCGCAGGCTCGGGTCCGCCTGCAGGGCGTTGGCGAACACGGGCGTCCGTGCGCCCTCGTTGCCGCTGGCGAGTTGCCAGGCCGCCGTGACGGCGCGGTCGGCCGCCTCCACGGCGGCGTCCATGATCTCTGTTGCGCTGCACCATCCCATGTGGTCAGCCTTCTTTCTGGTCGGTCGGGTGGTTGACAAGGCTTTCGTTGACGTCCCGGCGACTTGCGGCCGTCCAGGTAACGAAGTCGCAGATGCCGCTGATGGTGAAATCGTGACCGAGCACGCGTGGAGGCGCCACGAGACCACCGCCCGGTTCGTACACCGCTTCGGTCGACAGATCGGCACGAGCGTTGACGTAGACCCACGTGCCAGAGGGGCCGACGACGATGACCGTGGCGCTCTCGCTCTGTGCCGCGCCGAACCCTGGTGCCGCGTTGGTTTCCGGCGCGACATTGATCACCTGGTTGAGCGCCCTCGCGGTGCGCGGACCGTCGAGCGGGTCGAACATGACGCCCACGTGCACTTCGTGTCCGTCGTCGTCCACGAGGTAGATGTTGCGCGGGTTCTTGTTCCCGGTCCGGTACCGGCTCACCGGGACCTCCTCTTGCGCGGTCGCCGGACGTTCGGTGTGATCATGTGCAGGAAGTAGCGCGAGGGCTTCCGCAGGCGCCACCACCACAGGCGCGCGCGGCTCACCACGGACGCCCGTCCCGCTGCTGTGGGGCACCCTGGGAGCCGCCAGCCTGGTAGGTACTGCCGACGGATCGGGCGGTGGACTGGTAGCCGGAGAGCACGGCGCGCAGGTTGTGCATGGTCTGCTTGACGGCTTCCTTCACCATCTTGGCGCGCATCATCGCCTCGTATTCGGCGTCGGCCTTGACCATCGCCTCGGCTTTGCGCCGGTCGGCGGACGACTGATCGGAGCTGTCGACGACGGCGTTGAACTTGCGGTTGAAGGCCGTCTCGGTGGCGGACGCCGCTTCGATGGTCTCGCGCTCGAACAGGGCCCCGACTTCCAGCCGGTAGAGGACTTCGAGGATGTGCCGCTCGACGTCCTCGGGGGTGTAGATCTGGGTCGGGTCAATGAGCGCAAGGGTGGCCTGAATCGGGTCCGCCGCGACGGGGAGATCGTGTCCGCCCCGGGGATGACCGGGCGCGGGCAGACCCATCTCCGGGGCCTCGACGGCGTCACCGCGCACATCCGGCTCCCATGGCGGCTGCTCCGGGTCGTCGGACCACGGGGCGAACTCGCCGCACCCGCACACCACGGCGCCCGACTCGGGCACGTAGCGGGCCTGCTTCAGCATCGGGCAGTTCGAGTGCCCGGCGGCCGACAGGATCGACACGGCCCGTGCAAGCAGGAGGCTGGCGTAGTGCTGCGCGGTCGGCTGATCGCCAGCGGCCAGGGCCTCGACACCCTCGTCGTCGAGGCTCATCAGTAGCCATCCGGAGGCTCGGGCGGCTCGGTGGACGCTCGGGCGTCATCCGGTGGCGGTGGCGCCTGCAGGGTCCGCATCGCGGCCTCCCCGTGCTGGTTGAGCGTCGAGCCCTCCACTGCGAGGTCCAGGAGCCCCTCGGAGCTGACCTGTTGCATGATCTGCACCAGCCGGTTGTACTGGGCCTGCGGGCCGCCCTCGACGCGGTAGACGTTGCGGATCGCGTTCAGGGCGTCGCGGCCACGTGCGGCTTTCTCCTCGCCGACCCGTTCCGACTGTGGCGCCGGTGCGCTGGTCTGCTGGCGCGGGTTCGCGGTCGTGTCGGCGGGGCGCTGGGTGGTGGCCATGGTCTGCGGCGGGGCCTCGTCCGCGTCGTCCAGGCCGTTCACGGGGATCATGAGCGCTTGAAAGAGGCCGTACTTGATCGCCATGGACGTGGCCTTGCTGGTGGACTTGTCCGAGGAGTCGCGGCCCTCGCCGACCATCTCGAACGGGTGCGTGGAGCCGTCCTCGGGGTCAATGAAGGTGTAGCGGGCGGTGACCACGCTGGTTGCCCAGACCACGGTGCGCTCCCAGGGCTTCCCGTTGTCGGTGCCCGACTGGGTGATCGGGGTCAGGGTGGTCTCGCGGTCGAGGATCTCCGTGGACAGCGTCAGGCCGACCTCGCGCATGGCGTGGCCCACCGCGTCCATCGCGTCATCGACGCCCCGGAAGTTGAAGCGGCCGCCCTTGCCCAGGTTGGCTTCCTTCTCTTTGGCGATGTGCGTCACGGCGCGCATCACCTGCAGCACCTTGCGGGAGGCGCCGAGGCCGCCGACGGTCGGGGCGACGCTGGCGGGCAGGGAGGCTGCCACCTCGGCGACAAGGGCGTTCGTCACGCGCGTGCCGTGCGTCTCGACGTGCTGGCGCAGGTCGGCGAACTCGCGCACGAGCTGTTCCATGCGCGAGTGGTTGGCGTCCGACGCGGTGGAGATGTCGGCCAGGGCCCGGTCCACGGCGGCCTGCACCTGGTCGGCCAGCGCGTCCTCGGCGAGGGTGTGCGACACGGGGTCGGCGTCGAGCGTCTTGGCGAACTCCTCGACGGCGTCGAGGCGCTTGCGCAGGTCGGCGACTGCTGGATGCAGTTCGGTGGCCACACGCTCCGCCAGCGCGCCGGGGTCCGTGGCCGCCAGCTTGCGCTCCACGTCCTCCAGGCGGGCCAGGGTGCCGTCCAGGCGTGCGCCCAGGCTGCTTTCGATGCCGGTGCCGCTGGGCGACTCGACGGCGGCCAGCTGGCCGCGCAGCGTGTGCACCTCGTCGTGCAGGGGCTCCAGTGCCTCGTGGATGCGGGCATCCACCTGGTCGGCGGTCGGGCCGGTGGGGGCGCCGGACGTCGAGCCGGACCCGATGTCCTGCAGTCGGGTCGAGACGTCGGTGACGACGGCGGACAGGTCGTCCAGGCGGCTGTCGATCTGCTGGGCGAGTGCCGCCACCTCGGCGGTGGTCATGCGCTTAGTGGGCGGCGTGTCGTTCTGGTCGGGCATCGGGTGTGTCATCCTTCCGGGTTGGTCTTGCCGGTGCGGGCGAACTCTTCCAGTCCGACCTCCAGGGCCCGCGTGACGGTGCACCCGTTGTCGTTCAGGCGGGCGACGATCCTGCTGTACACGTTCTCGGGGAGCGTGAACCGCAGCGGCTTCAGCACCGCGCGTTCCGCCGCGCTGAGGTGCTTGTCCAGCGTCTTGTCCTGGATCTCGAAGTCCGCCAGCCCCTCGGCTTCGATGACCTTGCGGACGGCCGCGATGGGCCCGAGGGTGGTGCCGCGTGCTGGGTCGGAGACGCGCCGGAGGTGGTTCAACAGCTGCGCGGCGCGTACGGCGCGCGTGCCGTTTGCCGAGTCGAACTCGGGCACCGCGTCCATGTCGCTCTTGGTGTACTTGCGGTGTCCGCGCTCGGTGAGCCGATTGCCTGCGGCGTCCGTGGGTGCGCCTTGCACCCTGCCAACGGCTCTGGTCTTCTCCGGCCTCCAGTTGGTCAGGATCTCCCTGCCTACTGACGCCATGGTGGTGCTAGCCACGCCGGTGGCGGCCTTCTCGAACTGGCGGATCATCTGGACGCGGTTGCGTGCCGCCCTCATGACCAGGGTTCGGATGCTGACGTCCACGTTGTGGGTGTCTGGTTCCTTTGCCACGCTGCCTCCTCTCTCTGGTGGTCAATCTACCCCACAACGGCATGGGGTGACAAGTGCACGGGCGACAGTCTACCGTGGAGCCATGACCAAGCTCAGTGACCAGCGCATGCCCTTGTGGGAGCGCTGCGAAGGCCGTTGCGAGATCAGCGGCCAGCCGCTCGACTACGACACCTTCGACATGCACCACCGACGCAACAAGGGCATGGGGGGCACCAGTCGGGGCGGCGTGGACGAGCTGTGGAACCTGCTGGCCCTGGACCCGACGGTCCACAACGGCGGACCCGACTCGGTGCACGGGCGGCGGCAGTGGTCGCAGAACAGGGGCTACCTGGTGCCCAAGCACACCCCTGACTATGAGGCCATCCTGTGGCCGGTACTCCTGGGCGGCCTGCTCCCCGAGCGCTTCCAGCGCTGGGTGCTCCTCGGCGACCCCGGCTACTGGTCCGTGCCGCACCGCTACATGCGGCGACCGCGAGACGTGGGTCTGGCGACCTGATCACCAGGTGTAGGCTCCGGACAAACGAAAAGCCCCTCGGCTTATGACCTGCCAGTCACCGAGGGGCCCAACGAAAGTGAGTGAGGCGATGGTAGCACCCCTCTCGACAGTAGGCGTAACCCGGTACCACCGGCCGCTGAAGAACTTCACCACCCTGCGCAACAGCTTCGTGCGTGACGCCAAGATCAGCTTGCGAGCCTTCCGCGTTGGCGCCCTCGTGCTGTCCCACGCCGCCGGGTATATCCAGACGCAAGCCCAGTTGGCGACCGCCACCGGCCTGTCCGTCAACACCGTGCGCGCCGCCCTCCGCGACCTCGCGCAGGACGGCTACCTGGCCAGCAAGATCGTGCGCGAGAACGGGCGCGTCATCGGAACCGCGTACGCGGTGAGTGACACCCCCTTCACCGATGCCGAGCTGGCCCAGCTGTCCGCCGACGACGTACCGTCGGGCCCATGCGCAGAATCTGCGTACTCAAAATCTGCGCCACCTAAGAAGACCAGGTCCCGTAGGGACTCCTCTACTGGAGAAGAAGACCAACCCTCCGGGGGAGCGGCTGACGCCGACTCCATCGAGGGTCACGCGACACCCGAGGAGGAACCGATGCCCATCGCCACTGACCCGGCTCAGGCCCAGCTGTTCGACGTGGAGAGTCCCGAGCCGCCTCCGGCGGAGCAGCGGAAGCCGCAGGGGGCTCAGGCGGTGATCGCCGCCTACGTCGACAGCTGGCGCCAGCACCACGCCGAGGGCGAGGAGCCGCTGCGCGCGGACAAAGGTCGGATCGCCCGCGACACGAACGCGCTGTTGCGCAAGCAGGAGGCCACCCAGGAGGAGTTACTGGCCGCCGCCGCCGAGCTGGGCCGGAGTCACTGGGCGAACATCGCCACGCAGGTCAAGATGATCCGCAGGCGCCGGACCGGCAGCGGCAACACGCCAGCCGTTCCCGAAGATCACCCCGGATGGGTGGAGCGCGACCGGCGGCAGGATGCCGAGCTGGCCCAGCTGTCCGCCGACCCGGCCGTCACGGCACTGCGTGAGCGCTACCTGCAGGTTGGTGTTGCGTGACTACGGTTGTGCCCCATAGCGATGATGGGTATGGTTGGGGCATGGACGACAGCGCTCGGCTACGCGCCGAGGTAGAGCGACGGGCCAGCAAGCGCGCGGCCACGCCGCGTGCGCCCATCTCCCAGGTCGTGGCCAACCTCGCCGCACGCCACGGCGGCGTTGATCCCGCCACTATCGACATGACCAACCCCGCCAACCGACAGCGCGCGGACCAGCTGCTGGCAGCCAAGGAAGCCGAGCTGCACCGTGAGCGCATCGAACGCCAGGCGGAGATCCTCGCGTCCCGCCTGCCCGCCATCTACCGCAATGCGCGCATCCCCGACGAGCCTTGGGCGGACGCCGTGCTGGCCTGGCTGGCCGAGTTCCGGAAGGCCCGCGCCACCGGCGCCGTGCCGCCCGGCCTCGTGCTCATGGGCCCGAAGGGGACCGGCAAGACGTGGACGGCCGCCGCCATTGCCCGCATCCTGCTCACCGAGGACTCGATCCCCGTCACCTTCAGCACCGCCCAGGAGTTCGTAGACTCCGTCAAGCCCTCCCATGACGGCCTCGACATGGACATGCTGCAGTTCGAGCTTGCGCCCGTGCTGGTGCTCGACGACTTCGGCGCCGAGCGGGAAACGGACTTCCAAGGCGACCGGCTCATGAAGCTGTCGCAGTCCCGCGCCGCCAACGGCCGCCCGAACATCATCACCACGAACCTGTTCGGCGAGAACATCTGGGCCCGCTACGACGAACGCGTAGTTGACCGGCTGTTCGGCGGCACCAGGCTCGTCTACGTGACCGGCAAGTCCCGTCGCAACGTCCCGTTCGACCCGCCTCGGAGGAAGCCGTGACCGCGCTCGATTCCCTCGTGCTCTGGGTGCGCGGGTATGTCCAGCGTCTCGCCGAGTTCGCCCGCCTGATGACCAAGCCGGAGCGCGTCCTGTCTGGCGTGCTGCTGGCATCCCTGGCCGTGGGCCCCTCGCTCAGCTGGGTCGCGACCGGGCTACTGTTCCTGGTCGCCATGCTGTTCTTGCCGGTGCTGGTGGACGCCATGCTGGTCCGCTCGGAGGCCATGAGGCTGCAGGTGGACCTGATCGAAGCCAAGCGGGTGGCGCTGACCGTGAACCTGGCCAAGCCCACCGGCGCCCCCCGTGTCGCCGAGGTCGCCTGCAGCCACGGCGCCATGCAGCGGCTCGTGTACGGCCCCGACGGCTGGGCTCACGCGGGCCCAGCCCCCGACACTCGACACGAGGAGGCGCGTACGTCGTGAGCGTAGCTGTCTGCCTGGAGGTCAACGCCCGGTTGCGGGCCGCCGGGATCGTCGTTCGGGAGGCGTCCGGCTGGCGGGACCGGGGCAATGGCCAGACGTCCTCCTATGAGGGCGGCCTGATCCACCACACCGCGACCGGTTTCGGGATTGCCATGCCGGGCACCGGCGTGGGCAACCTGCTGATCAACGGCAGGCCGGACCTGCGTGGCCCGCTGAGCAACTACGCGGGCAACGACGACGGATCGGTAACCATCATCGCCGCACACCCGGCCAACCATGCCGGGGAGTCGGGCGGGCGGTCGATGGGGCCGCTACCGGTCACGAAGAATTTCAACCGGCGCGTACTGGGGCTGGAGGTCGTCTACCCCGGCACGGTCCCGATGCTCGGAGTGCAGCACCGCACAGCCGTCATCTGGGGCCGCGCCGTGGCAGACGTGGTTGGCAGGGGCGACGTCGAGCGCATCCGGGCACACGCGGAGACCAGCGTCACCGGTAAGTGGGACCCCGGCTTCGCGCCGGAGAAGACCTACAACATGACCGAGTTCAGGGACGCCGTCCGCGTCGTCGGCACCACAGTGGAGGAGATCGAAGACATGGCAAGCAACGTCGTGCTGATGCGAGGCGACCTGTCCGCCCACACTTACGCGGTGAAGCTGGACCCCGAGCTGAGGACCGCCGAGGACGAGCCCACGTCGGCGCTCCGGTGCTACATCCCAGCGCCGATCGGCCCTGCCCTGATCAAGGCGTGGGGTCCGGTCCTCGTGGTCCCCCAGGCGTCACTCGACGCCATCGCCAAGGTTCCCGGCTCCGAGCAGTAGGGCGTGGCGAAGGCACGAACGCGCAGGGCCCCGGCACCCCAGGCCGGGGCCCTGCCCACGTTCGCATCCGAGGGCGAATTCCAGGACGCGGTTGTCGAGGTCGCCCACCTCTACCGGTGGCTGGTGTACCACCCTCGCGCCGTGCGACTGGCCAGCGGACGGTGGGGCGTGCCCATGCAAGGCGACGCCGGGCTCCCCGACCTCGTGCTGGCCAGGGGCGGGGTCGTGCTCCTGCGGGAGCTGAAGACTGACACCGGCGTCGTCGAGCCGCAGCAAGAGCGCTGGCTGCGCGAGGCTGGCTCGTTCGCCGAGGTGTGGCGCCCTGCCGACTGGCTCAAGATCATTGCCGAGCTGTCGCCTGTTGCTGGCGCCCCGCAGCGCGCCGGATTGTGACCCACGTTCGAGGGGGTATCATGGCGCCAGAAGATGATCGACCAGACGCCAGGAGGGCCACGTGAGCGACCACGACGACCAGGGCCCCGACGACGTTCCCGAGCCGACCAACCTCGACGACTACCGCGCCCACCGCCCCCCGCCCTCACCGCACATCCGTGAGGGCTACCGGCTCGACGACGACGGCACCCTGTACGGCAAAGACGGCAAGCCGCGCTGCAGCGCCAGGGCCCGCAACGCGCCCGGCGGCGTGTGTCACACGTACAGCGTTAAGGGGGCCAGCCGTTGCCGCATGCACGGCGGCAGCTCTCCGAAGTCCAAGCAGAAGGTGGCCAAGGACCGCGTGGAGGCCGACATGCGTGACCTCCTCGCCGGGATGGACGTCGGGCCGGTGCACGACCCGCTGACCGCGCTCAAGGAACTGGCCGGTGAAGTGCTGGCCTGGAAAGACACGATGCGGATCAAGGTCGAGGAACTGGACCGGCTCCACACGTCCGGCGAGTACGGCGAAGCGGCCAAGGCAGTGGTCCAGCTGTTCGAGCGCGCCATGGACCGGGCCGGTGACTTCCTGTTCAAGATCGCCCGCCTGAACATCGACGACCGCCTGGCCGCCGTCACCGAGCGGCAATCCAAGATGATCGAAGACGGGTTCTTCGACGCGCTCGACGAGGCCGGGATCGCCATCACCGACATGACCACGCGCGAGAAAGTGGCCGTGGCATTCGCCCGCCATCTCTCCGTGGTTCCGGCCTGACCACAGGCCGCACCATGGCCACCCTGGGATCACTCGCCGACCGGTTCAGCGCCGCCGCCCACAAGCGCATCCGGCCCGCGTTCCTGAAGTACATCGGCGAGTGGCGGTCAGCCGACTGCCAGAGCCCGCACGCCGACAAGCACCCGACCGCAGCCATGGCGCCGAACTGGGCCGGGCCCGGACAGCCCTGTCACATCCACGGCGCCGTGTGCGCGAAGTGCCACGCCTGCTCCACCTGCAGGCCCGAACAGCGCGCCCCCTCGGGCGACTGGGACGACTGGCTCTACCTCGGCGGCCGGGGAACGGGGAAAACCCGCGCCTGCGCCGAGGAGGTCGCAGCCGCCCTCGTGCTCAACCGGCGGTGGCGCATCGCCGTGCTCGCGCCCACCTACGCCGACGCGCGAGACACCTGCATCGAAGGCGAGTCCGGCATCCTCGCCATCTTCGAGCGGTGGGGCCTGGTGGTAGACCGTGATTACACATGGAACCGGTCCATCGGCGAACTGATCATGACGGAGACCAAGAGCCGCGCCAAGCTGTTCAGCTCCGAGAAGCCCGCCCGCCTGCGCGGACCTCAGCACCACATGGCATGGGTGGAGGAGCTAGCCCAGGTCGTCAAAGCCGCCAGCGACGCGCTCGACATGCTCCGATTCGGCTTGCGCCTCGGCAAGCACCCGCGCCTGGTCGCGTCCACCACGCCGCTACCGCTGGTGGTGATCAAGGACATGCTGGCGGACCCCCGCTGCGCGAAGTCCCGAGGCACCACCGACGACAACGCGGCCAACCTGCCCGCCGTCACCCTCCGTAAGCTGCACTCGAAATACGACGGCACACGACTGGGCCGCCAAGAGCTGGGCGGTGACCTGCTCGACGACATGCCCGGCGCCCTGTGGAAGCGGGCATGGCTCGACGGCAACCGCATCGGCATCGATCACTCCGCGCAGTGGGGCGACACCAACCCCGAGACCATCGAACGCACCACGGAAGAGTGTCGGGGCGTCGCCAAGGCCATCGTCGCCGGACTGGCGCTCCTCGGCATCACCCTGCACTCGATCGTCGTCGGCGTGGACCCGGCCGTCACCAGCACCGAGGACGCCGACGAATCCGGCATCATCGTCACCGGCCGCGCCGGAGACGGCCGTTTCTACGTGCTGGCCGACTACACCATCCGCGACACCCCGGACATGGTGGTCGCGAAGGTCATTCAGGCCTACGACGACTGGGACGCCAACGCCGTCATCGTGGAGGTCAACAACGGCGGCGAGTGGATACCGAGCAGCATCCGGTCCGCCCGCAAGCAGGCCAACGGCTCCACCATGACCATCGAATCCATCCGGGCGAAGAAAGGCAAGCGGGTCCGCGCGGAACCCGTCAGCGCCGTATACGAGCAGGGCAACGTCAGTCACGTCGGGGAGCACAAGCACCTGGAGGACCAGCTGTGCGTGTGGACCACCGACCAGAAGGAATCTCCTGACCGGCTCGACGCGGTCGTCTACACCGTCCTCTACCTCGACGGCCACGGCACAGGCTCCGACCTGATGACCGCAACGAGCAGCGTCCCGCGTCACCAGTTCAAGGGCGCACGCACCCAGATGCCGACCAGTAGCGCCTACTCCCGGAGGTGAGCATGTACGACAACCACCGCCTCCCCGGCCTGCGGCCCGGCCAGCGCGTAAGGACCATCCCCTTGCAGGCGGAGATCCTCCCCGGCGGCGGAATCCGGATCTCCAGTCCGCTGGCGCGCGGCTGGGCCGGGCATGCGCGCACGGCCGCCGAGCTCGCCAACACCGTGGCCCACGCCTTCACGGAGGTGGAGATTGCGAGCTACGCCATGGCGCACGGCGCGAACTACGATCAGGACCGGCTGACCGAACATGTGGCGGATGACCCGCTGGCGGGCGCCAAGATGTCCCGCAAGCGCGGGCCGGTGCAGCGCAGGGCCGCGCACCCGCCGGAGGCGTGGCGCATGAACGACGACGGCTCGTGGAGGTCGCCAGCGGGTCGCCGGTATCTGCCCGAGTCACCGCAGGTGCAGCGGGTGATCGCGAAGCTGGAGGCCAAGAGGACAGGGCTTGACACCCACGGGCAGCATGGGGTAGCTTGACATCTCCGGAACAACCACACGGAAGGACCACCCAATGCCCAACCACAACGCGCGCCTGACCATGCGCCTCACCCCGGTCACCTCCAACCAGGAGCCAGAGCTGTACCTGTCCCTGGTCATCGAGGACGCGATCAGCGGCCTGCGGGTGGCCGCGTTCGACCTGCTCCCCCAGGACGTGATGGACCTGATGTCCCAGCGCCAGGTCGGCGGCGTCGACGGCGTGAAAGCCTGGCTGCTGGAGCCGGAGATGCGCGACGCCCTGGGCATGAAGCAGTTCACCACGAACTACAACTTCCCGGCGAGTCAGTACAACGACGACACCGTGGAGCGTTGGGCCCGCAGGATCTCAGGAGCCCTCGGCGCCGCCTCTTACAGCGTCAGCATGAGCAACGACAGGCAGCTGCGCGTGAGGTTCACCTACTACACCAACGCCCTCCCGGCCTCCGTCGAGCGCGAGCGCGAGCAGCGCCAGGCCGCCATGGACGTGGCCGCCACCGCGTGCGCCGCAGACCGGTGAAACCCCGCCACACGGTGGTCCAGGAGGCCAGCACGCGGTCGCCCCGGACCGCCTGGCTGCAGCCGCGCACGGTCGAATCGTGCGAGCGCATCCTGCAGCTCAACGGATTCCACGGCGAGGACTTCAGCACCGCCACCATCCTCACTCGACACTGCGGGCTGATGGCCCTGCGGGTCACGATCGCCCGTGGCGTCGCGAGGCTGGAGACCGGAGTGGACACCGGGCGCGCTGGCGTGCGCTGGCGCCGAAGCCGCGACGTGACCGACGGCCAGCCGTGGCGCGTCACCCGCGAAGCGCTGGAGCTGCTCCGCGTTCTGGAGGTTGACACCCCCATACGTTGGGGGTAGAATCGACGGACACCCAGTCACCGATCGAAAGGCTCCCAGTGGCCGACAGTACGCACAAGCACGACAGCGGGTGTTACAGGTCCGAACTGAACTGCTCCACGGCCGAGCACTCACATGACGACCACTGTTACAACTACAAAGGGGTCCTGACCTGCTCCAAGGCGGTGCACTCGCACGCCTACGCCGCGTGCTACAAGTCGACGCTCAACTGCTCGCAGTGACTAGCAACGACCAGCACGGCCCCGACGGCCACGGCCCCCCACCGTCCGCCGAGGTGGCGAAAGTCCGCGACAAGTTCTTCGGGGAAGGTCCAGCGCCTCACGATCCCAAAGTCGCCGAGCAGGCCAAAGCGGCCATAGAGAAGCGGAAACCCTCCTGGCGACAGGCCCAGGAGAACAGCTGACCTCCGACCCCCGCGCCGCGAACCCCCTCCGGCGCGGGGGTCGGCACCAGGAGTGGCGATGTCCGACACCCCGATCTACGACCAGCTGGTCCACGAGCAGGAGCAGCAATGCGCACCCGAATCACCGGACGACACCGGGCCCAACCAGCCCAACCCGAAGCCAGGCCCCGACACCGGCACCACCGCCGATACCAAGTGGCCTGTTTCGGAACCGCCGTCCTGATCATCATCAGGAGCCACGCATGCCTGACCGCACCCCCGAGAACATCAGCATCGACGCCGACGCCATCACCGACGCCGACACTGGAGCGACCATATTCACCCGCGAGCACGCCGAGCGCGTGCGCGCCGAGTGGACCGCCCAGCACCCGCCCATCCCCGGGCTACGCTGGCACGTCCTCTTCTCCATTGACGGTCAGGTTCGCGACCGTTACCTGGAGGTCATCCCCGGGTGGGAGGACGCCTACGCGCCCGCCGTCGCCCGCGCGGCCGACAGTAACCGGCGCGCCCCAGACGACGTACGGCCCGCCGACGAGACCGACCGCCTGGGCGCACTCGCCTACCACGGCTGGCTGGCCGCACTACCCGACATCGTGCGCGAACGTGGCGCGACATGGGACAGCCTCCCCGAGCCGTTCCGGGAGCCCCTCCGCCAGGCCGCCGCACTCGTCTGGCAGCACGCCGAGAACTCCGGCTTTCATCAGGCCCTACTGCGCACCCTTCCTGCAGGCCAGCTCGGTGCAGCCGGTGCACTCGAAGAACTCGGCGACTTCCTCGCGGCGGTAGCCAAACTGCAGTTCGGCGTGCCCACCCTGCCGCTCCCCGACGTCCTCGCCGAGATCCACACCCGGGTCACCGCGCTACGGCGCGAGTCCCAAGCCGCCGTCCGCGACCTGAAGGATCAGAACTGATGCGCATCACCGGCGGCCAGCTGATCGCCGTCGTCGTCTTCGTGATCATCCTCATTGCCGCCACCGGCGGCATCCCCGGAAAGTGAGCACCCGCATGGCCAAGCCCCCCGTCCTGCAGCACTCCGTCAACGTGTCCCTCGACATCGACAGCCTGTTCGTCGAGCCAGCCGACCTCGACGGCGACCCCGTGGACGTCCGCGCGGTGATGCGCAGCGCCGTCGTTACCGAGGCTGCCCGCCAGCTTCTCGTCACCGCTGACCCCGAGTGGCACGCCGAAGCACGCGAGACCGCGAACCGGCTGCGCAACGAACTCGTGCGTGAGCGCGTAACAGCCGAGGTCGAAGCCGCCATGGCGCTGCCCGTTCAGCGCACCACCACCTGGAACGAGAAGCGCGGAGAGCCGACCAGTATCCGGGAGTTGATCCGGCTGGAGCTGGAGGCGTTCCTGAACGGCACCAAGACCAACCGGTCACGCGACATGTACGACAAGACCCCGAACAACCTCGCGGAGCTGATCGGGTCCGTCGCCAACGAAACCATGCGCGGAGAGCTGGGCACCGTGGTTTCGGCGGCCCGCAAGGAAGTCCACAAGCGCGTGCAGGAGATCATCGCCAAGAACGTGGCCGCCGAGCTGGCCAAGCCCCGGTGACCATCGCCAGCTGGGTGGACGGCGCGCTGACGCAGCTCCCGCACATCAGCGCGGAGGAACGCCGACGCGCCGCCCGCCTGGTGGCCACGGCGGCCGTCAGCGCGACGGACGCCGCTCAACTGCTCGACGCCCTGGGGCTGACCGCCGAGGATGGCCAGCGCCCCGCACAGACCGACTCAGGGCCCGCACTGCGCGAGTCCGCCTGACACTGGAGGAACCCATGTCCGACCACGAGCCCCGCCGGGGCGACCGTGTGCAAGCCGTCGCCTACTACGCGCCCGACGAGGCCGTCACCGGCCGGTACGTGCCGCGCGAGGATCACGCCGACACTGAACCGCCGACCGACGCCGCGTGGGTGGACACCGGCGGGCCGGGTGGCCCCACCATGGTGAAGGCGTACACCGTGCAGTCCGCCGACACCCTGCGCACTGTCGCCGAGGCCGCCGCCACGAGCTTGACGCAGGCGGCGGCCAAGGTGTCCCGCCTGCGGCCGTCGCCCCGGCCCGGCGCCACCGCCCCCGAGGAGGGCGCGACCCCCGACCCGCGCCGCGTGGCGATAGAGGTCACCGTGGACAGGCCGTTCGAAGGCGTCAGAGAGATCCACACCCACGGTGACGTCGAGGGCATGGCGTGGACGACCTACGGAGACAGTCACACGCCGACCCTGGACGTCGTGGACGGCCAGGGTCGCCTCGTGGCCACCTACCCGGCCGGGTCCTGGGTTAGCGTGCGCTACCCGCTTTACGGGCCGCAGGGCGTCCCGCAGTGACCAGGCAGACGATCGTGCTGGAGGTCGACACACCCGACGTGGTCGTGATGGCGCGCGTCCTGGAGGTGGGTTGCGGCGACAGCTACGTGACCATCCGGCAGGTCATGGGGCCCAGTGACAACGACTGGACGGTGTACAAGGGGCGGGGTCGAGAACAGGGTCTAGTGGGCAAGGTGGACAACGCGCCCTACGCGCCCAACCCCTCCGAGCTGATCGACTGGGCCAGCGACCTGGTCACGCGCATGGAACACGCCAGCCTGGCACGCGCCGCCCTCGGGCAGCAACTCGACGACAAGCCGCACCCGGAGAAGGGGTAGCCGTGACCGCCAACACGCCCACCCGCATCCGCCTGTACGCCCAGGTAGATGACGGCGAGATGCACGAACTGGCGGAGGGCACTGTCACCAGCCACGCGGAGGTGGTGGCCATGCTGCACACGGTCGCCGACGCCTACGCCGACCAGTACGGCGCGGCCAGGGCCCAGCCGCCGACATGACCGCCAGCACGCGGCCCATTCGCGTGGCGCCCCACGTCACCGAATCCGGCAGGCGCGGGTGGCGCTGGACCTGCAGCGACCACCCGCGCCACCGAGGTCACCACCAGCTCAACCGGTGGACCGACTGGGTTCGCTCCGGCAATCCTGATGACCACGCGTTCGTCCGGTGCATGCGCGGCGCCGCCGACCACTGGCACAAGTTCCACGCCCCCGAGCACCACTGCTGTCCCATCGCCTACCGAGAGGCCGCACGAACGTGAACATCAACCCCAAGACCTGCGAGACCGTTCGGTCCAGCGTGGACGCGCAGCACATGCGGTGGGCTCTCAGCGGGAAAGACCACTGGTGGCCGCCGCAGGCGTTCGGGTGCTGCGGCTGGCAGATGCTGAGCAGGCCGCGCGGCAGCAGCGTCATCATCACCCGCGACCACGACAGCGACCCCGACCACCTGTGGGTTCACGCGTCCATCGCCCACCTTGACCGCATGCCCACCTACGAGGAGCTGACCAAGCTGCACGTCGCCGCGTTCGGCTCCGGCTGGGCGTACCAGGTGTTCGCGCCGCCCGCCGAGCACATCAATATCAACGCCCACGCGCTGCACCTGTTCGGCCGGGCGGACGGGGAGCGGGTACTTCCCGACTTCGGCCGCTTCGGCACCATCTGATGGACGGCGACTGGCTGGCCTCCCTCGCGGACCTCATGGCCAGGCCGCAACCGCAGGGCGTGAGCGCCGAGAGCCTGGCCGCCATCCGTGCCGCCGCCGAACCGGCGCCGCCTGTGTTCTCCCTGCCGCGCCTCGAAACGCATCCCGTGTTCCGCGTCGAGCACTCCGAGGAGTGGCACGAGGGGCGGCAACAGATGCAGCGGTTCATGGACCAGGCGGTCGAGGCCTCCCTGCGACAGGCGGGCCCGCAGGCGCAGGTGGTGTTCCGCTATGACGACCGCTGACCTGTCCGCGCTCGTCGCCCTCGCGCCTCCAGGCGCCGGTCGAATCCACCTGCACCTGCCCGGCTATCGGCCAGGTAGGAAGGTGCGCACGCAGGACAACGCACCCCTGTGTGGCGTGTTCGTGCACAGGGGCGTGGAGGAGGTCGCGCTGGAGGTGGCGCAGCACTGGCCGCACGTCCGGGCAAGCTGGGCGGGCTCCGGCGACGCTGGCGCCCGCTACTGGTGCCCGCCATGCCTGGGCCGCCTCGTGGTGCTTCTCGACGACGGGGACGCCCTGATCCGGCAGGCGGTGCGCTGGGTGGGCTTAGCGAAAGCGAACAGCCTTACCGCCAGCTTGACACCCCCGGGCGACGTGGGTAGTGTCGTCCCTGTCAGGCCAGCCGGACCGGAAACGGGAAACGCCAGCCTCGACCCCGGACCTTGACAACTCCACAGACTGCGCACGGGCAACGATGGTGTAGCCATTCGCCTGGATAGGACCTACTGCCCGTGCGCACCAAGATCCCTACGGGGCGTGGACAGACTGGCCGCAGGCCAGGGCCCTGGAATCACCTGCGCGAAGCGGTGCGCCCGCCCGAGGGGTCAACGGTTGATCGTTCGTGCCCGAGTGGCCGAACGGGACTCCTGGAGCGTGAACCCGTGCATGGGCGGTGTAGCCAGGACGAGCGGATGGGGCCCGACTGTGCACCCCGCCGCACGCGGGTTCGAATCCCGCCGGACGATCAGCCCATAGCTCCCCTGTCACCTACGGACCCGCAAGGGTCGGAAGCCGGGGGTTGCCCGGTACAAGGTGACAGCTACCGGGCCCTTAGCTCGCTCACCTCCATCCGGACCGATCCGCAGGAACCGAGGGTTTCTACCGCCCTCCTGCTTTCGTGTCCGGCTTCCCGGAAGCGAGGGTCACACCCCGTCTTGGAGGTCAGGGGCTGACCCGTCTGCACCCCAGACGAGAAACGGGGAGGTGCGTCACAGCCTGGAGTGGACACGGGCGGTCGCCGGTCCTCGGGAGCGGACACCGGCGACCGCCCACCGAGCTAGGGGAAGGTTGGGGTTCGAATCCCTGCCTGATGGGGCCCGAGGATCGCGTCTGTGATCGCAAGCCTGCCGGTGTGGTGTAACGGCAGCACATCCCCGCCTGCTCCGTTAGGGGAACCGGTAGACCCGACGGCCTTTCAAGCCGGAGTTTGCGGGTTCGAATCCCGTACGGAGCACTACAGCTCTCTCGTCCTAGCCGCCGGGGCGAGGTGATCGACAACGGCGGCACCGAGGTGCGTTGGTCCAGAGGCATGGACACCGGGTTCTCATCCCGGAGACACGGGTTCGACCCCCGTACGCACTGCTGGAGGAGACGACCGGCCGCGAACCGGAAGGAGCCTCCTAGGGCCCAGCTCAGGTGAGCCCTGCCCTAGTACCCCGAGGGTCGCGCCTCGGGGGAACACGGCGGAGGACCGGACCGGCACCGGTGGGTCTGCGCGCGTCGCTGAACGTCAACCCGGTTGGCCAGGGGAGCCCAGCGACATGAACCCTGCTCTGCTAAGCGTGTGGCCGCGCGAGGCAACAGGGGCGAATGGATAGCAGAGTGGTCCATGCACCAGCTAACACCTGGAGACGTCGGTTCGATTCCGGCCCATTCACCACTTGATACCCACTGCGCACGTGGGCTACCGTGTGCGCATCAGGAACAACCCCGCCCGAGGGAAGGACCAAGATCATGGACACAACAGAGCCGACAATGGCCGCGAGCAGGGCGCTGGCGACCCGACTGAGGGCGGAAGAACTCTCGCCGACCATGGTCGCCGCACTACTCTCGGCGACCGTCATCGCGCCCGACGTCATGTACGTCACCCGGAACACCCCCAACGCCCGCGCGGACACCGTCCTGGCCCTGATGGGCAGAAACCTCCTGCTCCCCGTCCACGCTCAACCGGAACTGCGCAGGCACCTGCTGACCAGCCGTGGCCGCGACGTCTACCGCTACCTGGCCCAGGTACAGGCCGCCGTCCCGGTCCCGCAGGTCGCAGACGAGCCGCCCGAGCCCCTCACGCAGCTCCAAAAGGAGCGCGCCGGGTGCGCGGTACGGGCTGCCCGATTCGCGCACCGCACGGCCCACGAGGACGGTCACCCATCCCGGGCGCTGTCCGAGGCCGTGGCCGCCGCCCTCGAATCGGTGGCGTCCGAGGGCGGCACCTCCCCGGAGTCGCTGCAGGCCATCGCGCGCGCGGTGCGCGCACGCTGACTGCTTGACACCCACTGCGCGCGTGGGCTACATTGCGTGTGTCAGGAACAACCCGACAGGGAAGGACCCAAGATCATGAGGACAACCGAGCAGAGCAACGCCACTGCGCGGACGCTTCGCGCCCAGCTCCTGGCCGCCGAACTCAGCGGCCCCATGCGCGCCGCACTGCTGACCGCCGAGGCCGCCCCGCCGGAGCCGGAGTGGGACTACCCGGCCGACTACTGCCAGGGGCACGAGAGTCTGGACTTTGGCGCCTACGTGGAAACTCTCGAATACTGCGAGACCAGCCCCGTTTGCGACCAGGCGCGCACCGCCTACGAAGCCGATCGTCAGCCGGACCCGGACAGGCTGGCAATCGTCTGTTCCGGCACCGTCAAACATGGCACGGTCGTCGCCCTGCTGGCACGCAAGCTGGTCGACCCGCTCATGTACGCGGACGTCAACTACAACCCGCTGACCGACCTCGGTGTCGACGTCCTCGCCGTTCTCAAGGCGCAGCGATGATCGCCCTGGCCTTGATCCTGCTGGCGGCCGCCGTGGCCGCCAGCGGGTGGTCCGCCGCCTACGCGTGGACCAGCGCCCTGCCTGACCTGATGTGGCTGCACCGGGAGCGCCAGTATGACGCCTGGTGGGAGTCCATTGACGCGATGCACGAGCAGCTGCAGGTGGTCCACCCCTAGGGATTGACACCCATGACGGCGATGGGTATGGTCCTTCGTGTACGGAACAACCCCAAGGGAAGGACCACCGAGATGACCACCGCCGCCCAGGATGTTGTCGCCGAGGCGCTCGCGCCCACCGGCATCTGCTCCCGCTGCCACCGGGTGCTGAAGGACCCGAAAAGCATCGAACGCGGGCGCGGCCCAGTGTGCGAGCGCAAGTACCGCGCGGCCGTCGAGGAGGCCGCCAAGCTCACCTCGGAGGCGCTGGCGGAGAAGGCCGTGGCGCTCCTGCAGGCCGGTGGGGTGGCCAAGAACGCCTCGGACAGCTTCTACACGGTCACCACGCAGAACGGCACCTATCGGACGGACCGCCAGCTGTGCACCTGCCCGGCGGGTCAGAACGCCCGGGTGTGCTACCACCTGCTGGCGGTCAGCCTCGTGGAGGTCGGGGCGGTCAAGCTCTCATGATCCGTGCTGGCGAGTGCTCCCGCTGCGGCTGCGCCCTGGAGAGCCCTTCGGGTGGCCCCGAGGGGCTCCGCGCCCGCTCCCGGGCCATCCGTCGTCAGCCGGGCGGCCACCATCACAGGGAGCCGTGGCACCTGGTGCGCGACCCGCCCGCCGAGGCCTCGCGGGCCTGGCACGACCTGGCCCCAGGGTTCCTGCGGCCCGGCCGCTAGTCCGTTCGAGTGAACCCTGACGCGGGTGCCGCCAGGGGGTTGACACCCACGTCGGGGGTGGGTAGAGTAGTTCACATCAGCAGGGAACAACTCCAGAGAGAAGGACCCGAGATGCAGACCAACCCGTGCTACTCCCCCGAAGACATGGACACCATCCACACCGGCCACGCCTTCACCGGAGAAACGGTCGCCAGCGCCTCCGGGAGCGGAGTCCAGATGGAGGTCTGGACCTGCCTCTGCGGCGGCGAATCGGACCACGTCCTCCCCGAACACCTGCGGGGCTGAAACCCAGGGGGGCCGGGAAACCGGCCCCCCTGGCTTGTCTGCACTCGACCAGCTAGATCACCTTGACACGTTTCAACCACCCGAGGATGACCCCGTGATCCCCTCCGGCCAGCACCCGCTCCCTCACGCCACTGGCACCCAGCCCTGGCTCGTGGCGCCACTGAACGAGCACCGCCCCGAAGTCGTCGAAGCCGCTCCCCTGTGGGGCTGGCGCCTGGACGAGGACGGCTCCGTCGTGCTGCAGTCCGACGACGGGGACGTGACCATCCCGGCCGACTGCCTCACGTCGGTGGCCAACGGCCTGCTCGCCGTGCACGTCCACAACGGCCGTCCCGACGTCCCGGGAAGCCGGGCGGCACGGGCGCGTCACCGGGCCGCCACGGGCCCGCTCACGGCCGACGCGGCCGTGGAGCTGCTCAACCACGGCGCGCTGCCTCCCGGCTCCGTGCCCCTCCCCTGAAAGGTCTGTCCATGAGCAAGAGCGTCACCCGCAAGGCACGTCAGAAACTCGCGGCCCAGCAGCAGAGCGGCACGCACAACCCGGCCACCGTGTGCGCCTGCGGCACCCTGCGTACGCCGGGCGTCACGCACGTGAAGGGCGACACCGGTCCGGTGTCGCCCGGACTCGCGGCACCCCAGTGCGGCCGCTGATAGCCATGGCTCGACGTGCGGATCGCCGCTCACGTAGCAACCGCAACGATCGCGGGTCCAGCTACTCGCGTCGTCGCCGCCGGGAGTGGCTGGTCGAGCGCTACGGCGACGGGGAGCACGTGGCGTGCTTCCTGCAGCGCTCCCCGCGCTGCCTGTATGTGCTCGACGCCAGCAACGTCTCGCCGGACCGGATTGTGCTGGGCGTGGATGGCGGCAGTTACCGGCGCGGGAATATCCGCCCCGCGTGCCTGCCGTGTCAGTGCCACCAGGGCGGCCAGGTCGGTCCCGCGCAGAAGGTGCTGCGCAGGGAGTTGACACCCATGGTCGCGGTGGGCTAGTCTCTCCCTAAGCGGAACAACCCCCCCGGAAGGACCAGCACATGTTCAACGTCACCGGCACCAGCGCCCGCACCAACCTCTCCCGCAGTGGCGAGTTCTTCGAGATCGCCACCACGAGCAAGCTGCGCGTCTACGTCCGCCTCGACCACATGGACGGCGAGGTCGTGCACCTCCCGGCCAAGATGGCCGACTCCCTCCGCGAGATGGACAGCGGCCTGGAGGGCTTCAAGATCCTGGACCGGGTGACGGTGACGTGGGCCGATGGCCGTCGCACGGTCACCGGAGAGATCCACTCCCGGGTGTTCGAACGGGAGGCGGGGCGCGGCGTCATGATCAAGCGCGACGGCTCGAACCTGTCGGCGTGGATGCCGCTCCCGGACGGCGTCATCGTCACGTCGGGCGACTGACCGAAGTCTCTACCCCCTGCGGTTGACACCCACAACCGCAGGGGGTAGAGTTACGCCAGCGGCAACGGAACAACTCCACAGAGAGAAGGACCCGAGATGATCAACCTCGACGCCATCACCGACCAGGACATGACCGACGCCCTGGCGACCACGATCCGCGAGGAGATCCCCCACCGGCTCGACGCCATGCGCGATTCGTGCGTCTACACCGCCCGCGAGTACCGGATGGTCCAGTGGATCTACCGGAACGTCAAGGTCAAGGTGGAGGGCCCCCGCGCCATCACCCTGTGCGTCCCGGCCAGCGAGGCCACCGCCAGGCGCTACGGCTACCTCCTCGGTGCCCTGATCGACCACGGCACGTCGATGCTGCAGGACACCCCGGTGGGCATCGACTACCGAATTGGCCACATCACCACGTCCGACTTCGGCGCCCGGGAGACCTACACCTGGTGATCGAAACCCGCAGCCCCGCCCAGCTTCCCCGGGCGGGGCTGCGGCATATCCCGAGGAGGTGCCCGCCGTGGGCCCCGAGTTCGACGACAGCCGCACCGCGTACATGCGAGGCGGCGTCATCGCCACCCGCTACCGAGGCGTCTTGTACGCCTTCTCGGACGTCACCTGCATCACCCTCCTGCACCCGCCCGCCGCCCTACAGGGCTCCTCGCCCGAGGTCGGCCCGCAGCCCGGTCCGAGTCACGCCTGCGGCCATCCTCTGCTGTCGCACGCGCGCCCTGAGCGTGCCGATGGACTCTGGGGTCGTTGTGGTCGCTGCGCCTGCCAGGGGCACGATCCGGGCTTCCCGACCGCGCCTGTGGTGTTCTGTCGCTACTGCTCCCGGGAGACGTCGCTGCCCGACGCCGTGGAGCGGCTCAACCGCCGGGGCGGCAAGTACTGGCTATGCGAGTCCTGCGGCCGCGAACACCCGTGTTGACACCCACTGCGCCAGTGGGGTACTGTGAACACAGCAAGGAACAACCCCCGAGGGAAGGACCAAGATCATGAGCGAGACCGCCAACACCTGGAAGCGCCTCTCGGAGATCACGTGGGAAAGCGTCGGCTGGGTCGTCGACAACTCCACGCACACCTCCGACTGGATCGGCATGCACGACCTGGAGTTCGAGATGTCGGACCTGACCGGCATCGACGTCAAGACGTGCGAGGCGTTGATCACGGCGGCCAAGAGGACGCTGCCCGTGGAGATCAGCTGGGAGAACGCAGGCGGCACCCGAGTCGAGCGCCAGCACGGCATCGCCATGGTCGACTCCGTCATCCTGCTGGCCCACCGCCACGGCCCCGGCTACGCCGACCGGATCCGCGTGCGTTACCTCGGCTCCGCGCACGACGTCTACCTGAACACCCTGCGGTCCGCCAAGCTCGTGGGCATGAGCCTCACGTTCCCCGACGTGCCGCCCTGCGCCAACCCGTGGCACAAGAGCGCCCCGGCCCGCGCTCGCATGGACTGCCCCGAGTGCCCCAACCCCCGGCCCGCCTCGTGAACGCCGTCGCCTACACCCTGGGCCAGCTCATCGGCCTCGCGATCATCCCCGGAGCGCTCATCTGGGCGCTCCGGGGGCCGATCGGCCGACTCCGGCGCGGCCGCCGCGCACGGCAGGCCAACGCCTACGGCCAGGCCATCCACGACCGCTACGTCACGTGGCAGCACAACCTCCAGTTCTGGGCTCACGAGAAGCGGCGCCACCCGCACGGCACCCTGGCCCACGGCGCCGCCAGCGACATGCTGGAGTACTTCAGCGCCAACCCCGTCACGCCCTGCCGCTGCCTGTCCTGCCAGCAACTGTGCCCGCACGCCGCGTTCGACTGCCGCACACCCGGATGCAGCATCCACCCGAGGAGCTACCGATCATGAACCTCGCCCACGCCCCCGCAGACTTCTATCTGGGTCGCGGCCCCGACGCCAAATACCTGGGCAGCCTCCCCACCGCTGGCGCCCCCGAGGACATCGACGTGTGGGGCCGATTCCAGTCCATCGCCGACGACGTGTACAGCCCGGAGGACTTCGAAGCCGAGGTCCACGACCTGATCGGCACCACCCGTAACGGCGCCCCCAACGGCTCCGTCGACTGGCCGTGGCGCTACGCGTCCAGCACCGACACCCAGTGGGCCTACGTGTTCGACGCGGGCACCGTCTACGTGTACCGGTACGGCGTCGAGATGGCCGCCGTGCGCTGCAACTACACCCGGCCCGGCCCGGCCGGTACCCGGGAGCCCAGGCGGCCCCAGTCGGCCACCTCGGCTTTCCCGGTCATGCGCGCCTGCCCCGCCCCGCTCCCCCTGTTCTCGAAGTGACCAGCCCCGACCGCAACCCACCCGCCCGGA